GAGAGGATATACTATGGCTAAGCTCAAAGATAAGGCTCTCAACGCCGAACTCCGCAAGAGGCTCAAGATTTTCGCATCAGCGAACGTCAAATGCCCCAAGGAAAAGGCTACGCTCGATGCTGCATACGCTGTCGCCAAGCCCTTCGTGACCGCCGCTGTGGTTGCCGTCTATCCACCCAAGGATATGAAGGTGCTGGAGAAGTACGGTGCCGCCAAGCGTGACACCTGCATCCAATACGGTGGTCGCTACGACCACGAGAGTTCGTTCATGTTCAACGAAGCGGCGGAAGCGCCGCTTGTCCCTCGCCATACAGGGTGCGGCGACCGTGGATATGTCTGGTCAAAGGAAGCTAGGGACGCCCTCAACGCCTATGTTCTGGCCCGTCAGGCCCATGCTAAGGCTGTCCGTACCAAGCAGGAGGACTATATCCGCCTCATCGATGGGTCCCGTACCTTTAACGATGTCGTGGCAGTGTGGCCTGCTGCTGAACAGCTTCGTTCTAATATCATCCCTGCAACGGTCGAGCAGCGTGCGCTGGCTGTGCTCAGCGAAGAGGCTATCGCCCGCATCAAGGCAGACAACGCTGGGGCATAAGCCCCAGCGTACTACCCAACCAACCAATCAACTACAAAGGATATGTTACCATGAACCTTTCTGACCGCGCTCTCCTCGTGCAGCTTAACATCTCCCAGTGGACCGCGCGAAAGTACGACAAGAAGGCAACCCAAGAGGTTGCCCACAGCCATGGTGTCAACGCTTCCGTTGGTCGCTACAACAAATCCCTCCTGCCCATGAACGACTACCTGTCCAACGTCCACCAGAAGGCAGGTTATATCCGCAACAAGTACTATGAGAACACGTTGCCGTGGGGCATCGAGGGTACGCAGATGCTGCCGTCTGCCAACTACCTTAACTTCATCACTGAGTTCCGCCGCGAGAAGAGCGAGTGGGATACGCTGGTTAACCTGTTCACCAGCAACTATGCGTTGCTCAAGGCAGACGCCAAGCGGTTCCTTGGTTCACTCTACCGCGAGGAGGACTATCCCAACGACAACGACATCGCTGCCAAGTTCAAGATGGATATGGCCGTGTTCCCGGTTCCGTCTAACGACTTTCGTGTAAGCATCGGCAGCGATGAACTGTCCCGTATTCAACAGGACGTTGAGCGCCGGGTGCAGGACGCCAGTGCCTCCGCAATGAAGGACGTATGGCAGCGGCTCTATGACCGGGTCGAGCACCTTGTGGAGAAGATGGTTAAGGTAGACGATCCCAAGTCCCGGTTCCACGAGAGCAGCATCGAGCATATCCAAAGCCTGTGCGAACTGCTGCCGCGCCTTAACTTCAACGACGATCCCAACCTCGAAACCATGCGCAACGAGGTCGAGCAGAAGCTTGCTAACATTAACAAGGATGCTATCGTCGGTAACGATACGTTCCGTAGCCAGAAGATCGATGAGGCCAAGGCTATCATGGACAAGATGGCGGTGTTTATGGGTGGGCTGTGATTGAACTGCCGCATAAGTGGCCGGGGACGGAGCAAGTGCAAGTGATCCTCGCATCCCTTCGCCTGTTGGGTGTCGATATACCTATGTTCGGCGCTTGCAGAGCGGTGAAGGAAGATGGGAGTTACGTAGTTGTGTTCGAGCACTACGGCAAGCTCTCCCCACAGGAACAGGAAAAACGCTGGCAATCGTTTAGGCTAACAATAATGCGCTATCACTGGGGTAGGGGATGAATAATTGGGAAGGCGTGAAGCTGGCACCTAATCACTGGCCGGGGCGAGACAAGGTTCTCGCCTTGGCTGCTACCCTCAAGCTGATGTTCGGAGACGAGTACAAAATCACCATTAAGGTAAGGGGGCAGAAGGAAGTAGTATATAGTTACGCACTACTGAGTGAAGACAAGCAACGTAGTGGCTACGGACACTTCAAACGGTACTACGATAAACATATGATGAGGTTACTCGATGGCAAGCGATAACGAAGCAGTAAACATGGACCGCGTACACCAGATGGTCACCCAGCTTATGGCTGTACCGCCGACTGAAGCAACGCAGGGCGAGGTCATCATCGCTTTCGGCAAAGCAGTGGCGCTTATGGCATACATGATCGGGCACCATAGCAAGGGCGAGTATCCTGCTGACGAAGTATTGGACGATGTCATCGACTGCATACAACATAGCTATGACAACCAGACGGTTGTCGTCGCTGAATATAACGAGCACTGACCGCGACGATGTGTCGCATGGCAGCGACAATGCTGCCGTGCGATAGTCCCGGTCCCGACAACTGCAACACAGAGGATACTAATATTATGGCTATGGACCTCAATCGTAGACTTGCCAAGGCGCGAACTGCATTGGTTCTTGAGCAGCCGTTCATTGGGACGCTTGCTCTTAACATGCCCATGTCCCTCGATCCCAACGTCCGCACTGCTTGCACCAATGGCAAGTGGGTGAAGTTCAATCCCAAGTTCATCGAGGACCTTGACGACGAGCAGCTTAAGTTCCTCGTGGCCCACGAGGTTTTCCATCCCATGTTCGAGCATATGTACCGCTTGCAGGGCAGGAACCACAAGAAGTGGAATATGGCTGGTGACTACGTCATCAACCAGCTTCTGACCGACGAGAAGATCGGCAAGTTCATCGATGGTGGGCTGCTTAACAAGTCGATCTATGATGCTGGCGGCGGCACCACTGATGGTATCTATAAGATACTCCCTGATCAGGGCGGCGGCGGTGACGGTCCTATCGGCGGCACTGGTGACGATATCCAAGAGGCAGACGGCAACGCTGCTGAGCAAGAGCAAGCCATGGCTGAGACCAAGGTCCTCGTGGCCCAAGCTGCACAGGCAGCGAAGATGGCTGGCAAGTTATCGCAGAACCTCCAGCGGCTTATTGGTGATATGCTCCAGCCAAAGGTCGATTGGCGTGACGTGCTGCGCCGCTTCGTTATGAAGGCCAAGACCGACGAGCGTACCTTCGCCCGTCCCAATCGCAGGTTCTTCACGCAGGGTATGTACCTCCCCTCCCGCACTGGTGAGAAGCTGGGCGAGATGGTTGTGGCTCTGGATTGCTCCGGGTCTATCGATGACCGTGTGCTTAACGAGTTTGCAGCAGAGCTTCGTGCTATCCACTGCGATGGTGCGCCTGAGAAGTTGCACGTAGTGTACTTCCATCATGAGGTCTGCAAGACCGAGGTGTTCATGCCCGACGATAACATCGGCAAGCTTGTGTCTCCCGGCACTGGCGGCACTGCGTTCTCGCCCATCTTCAAGCACCTCGAAGAGAATGATATCAATCCTGTCGCTACCGTGGTTCTGACCGACCTGTGCTGCGATGACTTTGGTTCCGCTCCCGCTTACCCCGTCCTGTGGGTCAGCAACTACAGCGACAAGGCACCATGGGGTGAAGTCGTCAAGATGTAACTCAACCGGGTGCGGCAATGACGCCGCACCCCTTCATTACAAAGGAGATACCTATGACAGTACGAATATCCGACAAGCTCAGTGCGCAAGTGACTGACAACATCATGATTGTCTATCGCAAGTTCATCGAGGATGCCGAAAAGGAAAAGCCTGACGTTGGCGACAGGCTCTATGAAATTATGTACGGCCCTCATCTTCCGGCCATGAATAGTCTGCCGTCTATGTTCTTTCGCAGGTTGGATCGCATTGATATCTCCTGTGCTGGCGACAGGCAGCTTAATACATCGTTCAAACTATCCGGTGTTCAGTTAGCAGCCTACACCCATCCATCGGGAGAGTATATTGTGTGTACTCAAGGGGATAGGGTCGGCATCAACCGTACGCCCGTGACTGAAGATATCGTGGACGCTATCCTTAGTTGGCGGCAGCGTATTGACGAACTGTATACTGCACGGGACGGAGCAATAAAGGCAGTGCGCAGTGTCTTTAAGAAGTACGCTTCGCTTCCTCCTGCTATCAAGACGTTTCCTCCACTGGTGGACCTTCTTCCCTCGGAGATACGCAGGAAGATTGAAGTACCGCAGCACCGCCTATCCAGCGTGGAGATGGAAATCAACCCTGATCTCAAGCGACTGGCGCGTGATATTGCCATCCACAAAATCCTTAACCGCTAAAGGAAACATACCATGGGTTACACCCTCTACAACTACGAGTACTGTGCTGATGTGTTCTCTTCATGCCGCACCCCAAGTCTAGGCAAGCCCATAAGCGGCAAGAACATTCGGATGTTCAAGAAGGATAACGACTTCCACCTCGTGGCGAACGGCAAACACTTCGCCACTATCGCACCGGACGACACCATCACGTTTGTTATGGATAGCGAGACGCTGTACAGCACCATCGCTACTAGCATGGTCTACAAGATGAACAGGTTCTTGGAACTTTCTCTGTTTCGTGTCGGACCCGGACGCTATCGGATCGGCAGGGCAAACCACTATAGCAAGAACAAACTCCTTCCTGAGTACTACGGCGGCATCAAGTTCGCCATGGTAAGCGGCATCTGCATCAACCCCAGACCCGATAAGCATACGCTCATCGACAAGGACGCCCGCAGGGTGTGGCTTACTGTACTGCGTAATTATAAGCTTGGTGCCCTCTCACGGTTCAAGCTGGGGGTGCGCGGTGTCGTTGACTATACGAGTTACTTCAACTCTGATGAACTTGCACAATGGATGGTCAACGGTGAATACCCGGACGCACTGATCAACATCCTTACCACACGCGCTGGTGGTCCGTCTGCCAGCTATAAGGAGATGGCACGGCAATTCGATGCGGTGATCGACCACCACCGTGATGCCCTACGCAAAAGGTTCGGAGTGTTCGACAATGTACAACCATAAATATATCAGGGCCGATTACCTAATGTACCACTATCCAGAAGTGTTTGAAGAGGTACTAGAGGTGGCGCAGAGAAACCGCGCCATCTTCACCCTTAAACGCTGCCTATCAGTGATATGTTCTCACTATGGCGTGACGCAGGAGGAGATAAAATCCAAGAACCGTACGCGGTGTGTCGCTATACCGCGCCACCACTTCTGCTGGGTAGTGTATCGTAATAGGATTGATATCTCATACCCAATGATCGGTCGCTTCCTTGGTAAGGACCATACGACCATCGTCCATTCGGTCAGCAAGTTCGAGGAGATCAAGAACCAACACCACTACAACGTCATCGAGGTTGAACGCCTCATCCGTATCAATGCCTTGACAGTTAAGGCTAACCAAAGGAGTATATGACTATGGAATATGTGATCCTCATCGCTGGATGTATCGGCTTCATGGGCTTCATCGTCTACCTGATGTTCTCGGAGATGGATCAATGACTGTCATCGTATTCGACGGCAGTACGTGCGCAGTGGACAGCGGCGCACCCAGTGATACCACCATGCTTAGGGTTCGTAAGTTCTGGACAAGGACCGACGAGCTTATAACCGGGGCGGGTGAGACAGCACACGTTGTCGCTATGGCCGAGTGGTACTTGGCCGGGGCTAAAGTAGAAGATTTCCCACCTATGGTTCGGGCGATGCGCGATGCTGAACTGATCGTTATCGATAGGCAGGGGGTGCGGCGGTATGAAGCAGCGCCCTATGCAGTAGACCACGGCATGACCATGTGCGCGTTCGGAGGTGGCCGTGACTTCGCTTACGGTGCCTTGGCCTGTGGTGCCCCTGCTACGCAAGCAGCGCAGGTTGCCTGTAGGTATAGCCCTGTCTGCGCAGAGCCAGTGCATACGTTTTATTGGGACAACGATGGCGAACTGAGAAAGGTTGGAGGATAACAATGATTGAACTTGGTAAGCAATACCGGACGGAAGACGGCTGCGAAGTCCGTATCTATGCGCTGGACGCAGGTGGTCAAACTCCTGTTCACGGGGCGATTAAAAGAAACGGCTCATGGATTGTAACCTCGTGGTTAAAAGAAGGTCAATGGAGCATGAGCAATTCCATAAACGACCTCGTTGAAGTGAAGCCGCGCATCCAGCGTGAGGTGTGGGTGAATGTATTTGAACATTGTTGCGGCATCCACGACACACAAGACAAGGCAGGCTATTTTGACAAAAACGGACTAAGCCACCGCATCGCCTGTGTGAAGCTGACGATTGACTGTGAAGAAGGGGAAGGACTGTGATCAAGGAGAACGACAATGGAAGGTAACAAGTTCGACAACGAGAAGCTACCGTGGCACCTGCTACCGCCTGATGCTGTCGAGGAGATCGTAAAGGTCTTGCAGTTCGGTGCGACCAAGTACGGCGACCGCAACTGGGAGAAAGGTATGCGGTGGAACCGCCCGTTCGCTGCCTTGATGCGGCATATGTGGGCGTGGTGGCGGCGCGAAGAGGCCGACCCTGAGACAGGACTTAGCCATCTGGCTCATGCTGGCTGCTGCCTGTTGTTTCTCATAGCTTACGAGAAGCGTGTGATTGGAGAGGATAACAGACCATGAGGGAGGCCGAGATGGCGATGAACGCCATGATGAATGCACACAGTGATCTTAAGGATGCCCTAAACACAGATGACCCCTCCAAAAGGTTTAAGAAGATAATGAACGCTATGATAGCTCTTGTAGCGGGGATGGACGTACTGAAGAAAGGTATTTCATGAGACAGTATCAACGCACAAAGGAACCAGCGGTAGGTAAGGCTGTCCATCCTGCGATCAGGTGGATATGGCACCAGATGAACCACCAGCGGGCTAGTCAGGAGGACGTGGCGACACGGTCAGGCATCGCGTCCAGCACCATGCGCAAATGGCGGCAGGGGGTTAACTCCCCCAAGCTGGCAGATATCGAAGCGGTTATCAACGTACTGGGCGGCAGGCTAGTCATAAGGATGGACGACGGTGGTGTCAGAACGACAGATAAAAAAGGTAGTTGAAGGCGCAGGGTATAAGTTACTCGGCATAGAGATGGGCAAACACTTCAAGGCAACCGTAGGCGACAGCAGTGGGCGCACAGTGCGAATAACCATATCCATGTCACCCCGCAGTCAATCACACTGGCCGCACTTCGTGCTGGCCGATATCAGGAAGAGGATGAGATGATACCAATACCGAAGATTTATGGAGCCGCTGGTCTTGCTCATCCAGCGAGAGACTCCGTAACAGGCTGGACGCTTGACGCTTACAAGCTGGTAAACTGGGCACGAGACGCTGAGTTTGCGCTTAACCAAGCGACTGGCACACTACCCGCAACGGCGGTCCAAATTAACGCCCTCGACAAGCGTATTATGATGCTCGAAGCAGCACTTGTGGCAATGGACGATTTCTTTGAGTTCATCAAGGGTGTTCACCCCGACACGCTCGAAGAATATAAACTCAATCGCAAAGTAGTGCAGAGACTGGTGCTGTGATGGACATCGTAACCATTGACTTCGAGACTTACTACGACAAGGAATATTCCCTGTCGAAGATGACCACTGAAGCTTACATCCGTGACCGTCGCTTCGAGGTGATCGGCGTGGGCATCAAGGTCAACGACTACCCCACTGACTGGTACAGCGGCGACGATCCCGGCAAGTTCCTGCGGTCGCTGAACTATAAGAACAAGGCGATCCTCTGCCATAACACCGTGTTCGACGGGGCTATCCTGTCGTGGCATTACTTCATCGAACCCAAGCTGTGGCTGGATACGCTGTCCATGGCGCGGCCCCTGCACAACGTCACTGTAGGCGGAAGTCTGAAAGCCTTGGCTGCGCACTATAAGCTGGGTGCCAAGGGCGACGAGGTGGTCAACGCACTGGGCAAACGCCGCAATGACTTCTCGCCTGAAGAACTTTCACGTTACGCTGCCTACTGCGTCAACGACGTTGATCTTACACGCAAGCTCTTCCACAAGATGAAGGGCCGCTTCACTGCCGAAGAACTCCGGGTGATCGACATCACCATGCGAATGTACACTGACCCCACCATCGAACTCGACCAGCCTATGCTTCAGACACACCTCATGGAGGTGATGAACCGGAAGAGCGACCTCGTTGCTGACCTTGGGCTGGACTGCTCTGAGGATGACGCCAAGAAAGTGCTGATGAGCAACGAGAACTTCGCCAGCTTCCTGTCCAACTATGGCGTCAACCCTCCCACCAAGATCAGCCCTCGCACTGGCAAGACAGCATACGCTTTCAGTAAGACGGACAAGGCGTTCACCACCCTGCTGGAGCATGATGATCCGAGAGTACAGAACGCCGTAGCCGCACGGCTGGGCGTCAAGTCTACCATCGAACAGTCCCGCACATCTTCGCTTATCGGTGTAGCTAAGCGCGGTAGCTTGCCGATCATGCTGCACTACTACGGGGCGCACACGGGCCGCTTCTCTGGCGGCGACAAGATGAACTTGCAGAACCTCCCTCGTGGAGGAACACTACGCAAGTCCCTCTGCGCACCCAAGGGTAAAGTTCTTATCGCTTGCGACAGTTCGCAGATCGAAGCCCGCATGGTGGCATGGGTGTCTGACCAAAGCGATCTGCTCCAAGCTTTCCGCGAAGGGCGTGACGTGTACTCCGAGTTCGCCACTGAGGTCTACGGCAAGAAGGTCACCAAGACAGACAAGGTGGAACGCTTCGTCGGCAAGACCTGCATCCTTGGTCTCGGCTATGGCATGGGCGCAATTAAGTTCCGCGATGCACTGGCACTGGGGCAGGGCGGCATCAAGGTTGAGATCGATGAGCACACTGCACGTAACATCGTGCAGCTTTACCGCACCAAGAACCACCGCATCGCCATGTTCTGGAACCGTTGTTCACGGGTGCTGGACGACCTTGAACTAGGGCGCGAGGGGCAGGTGCTGCCCATGAAGGCGATGCTCCCGTACAAGGACAACTCCATCATCCTGCCCAACGGGCTGTCCATCCAGTACCCGCTGCTTCTCCGCAATGCCTCTGGCGAGGGGCTGTTCTACATCTCTGACGGACGTACGTACCGCAAGGCAGTGGTTGCCAAGCTCACAGGCGAGAGCGCCGAGGGCCTTCCATGGGTGCGCATCTACGGCGGCAAGGTTACGGAGAATATCGTACAGGCACTGGCAAGGATCGTGGTGACAGGCCAGATGGTCGCCATTGCGAAGCGGTACAAGATCGTCCTACAAGTTCACGATGAGGTGGTGTGCTGCGTCGATGAGGCCGAAGCCGAAGAAGCCAAGGCGTTCATCATGCAGTGCATGTCCACCCCTCCATCGTGGGCACCGGACCTTCCTGTTGCGTGCGAAGCCGACATCGGCAAGAACTACGGAGACTGCAAGTGAGTGAGAACAAAGTCGAGGCGCTGCAAGTTGTTAACAGGGTTCTTTCCAAACAGCTTCAAAAGTCAGAGAAAGACGTGAAGAAGCTGCGGGAGATAGTACTCATTGCCGCTGGCGCACTCAGAGTGGCGGGTTATCACAACTCCGCTGATAGTTGCATGGACGCATGGAAGGAGACCGCATCGTGAAGCGCCAGTCCCTCCGCAATGAAATCGTCAGACTCTACGAGGCTGGCACCACGGTCACCGAGATCGCCAAGCAGCTTGGGTGTAGCAAGCCCAACGTATCGATGGCGATCAGGCGGGCACTCAGTTGGAACCAGACCATCTCGCCGCCGCTTCCCGCAAGCATCGTCTCGTGGATCATGGACGAAGCTGCTAGACAGGATAAAGCACCAGCAGTAGTCGCCAGAGAACTTCTAATCCAAGCCTACAATCAAGCAAAGGAAAGCAGATGACCAAGAAGACATTGCCAGCGGGACGCACAGGTGACCTCATCACCGTGACAGTCACGGCCACGTTCGTACTCGAACCCGGCGTCTCCCTCTCAGACATTACCGAATGCGTCGAGAGTTGCCTGTCTGAACTCCGCACTCAGGGTGAAGCCAAGGCTGTGATGGAAATCCCGGCCATGTGTATGGAGATCGTGTGATGCGTCGTTCGTGGGATGAGCACTTCATGGACATGGCGATACTGGTTGCGCAGAGGTCGAAGGACCCGAGCACCAAGGTCGGCTGTGTCGTGGTGAGCGAAGACAAGATCGTGGTGGCAACCGGGTACAACGGACTGCCGCGCGGCGTTCAAGACATAAGCGAGCGCATGGAGCGCCCTGCCAAGTATCTTTGGACTAGCCATGCCGAAGAGAACGCCGTCGCTCAGTCTGCACGGGTAGGGGCCAAGCTCAAGGGCGGCACTGCCTTCGTCACCCATCACCCCTGTTCGCGCTGTGCGCGGTCGCTCATCCAAGCGGGGGTCACAAGGGTTGTGATCGGTAACGGCAAGACCTCGATGCCCGACGAGGAGTTTGAGGTTGCTGCTATTATGTTCAAGGAAGCAGGAGTAAATGTACGATGACTAAGCTCACCCACTCATACTCATCGATCAAGATGTACATGAACTGCCCGCTGCGATACTACCACCAGCGGGTCAGGAAGGCTGTCACTGATCCCGGCAGCGAGGCGACCCACCATGGTGAGCGCATCCACAAGTTCTTGGAGGACCGCCTCAAGACCAACACCGATCTACCGCAGGAGGCGGCGCACTACGAGCCGCTGACCTCTGCCATCGTTAAGAGCCTTGGTGAGGGTGAACTGCTGGTGGAACAGGAGCTTACGCTGAACGCAGAGCTTAAGCCCACAGGTTGGTTCGACAAGGACGCTTGGCTGCGCACCAAGATCGACGTGCTGGTAGTAAACCAGAAGCAGGCAAAAGTACTCGACTGGAAGACCGGCAAGCGCAAGCCCGACTTCGATCAGCTTGAGTTGTACGCACTGCAAATCTTCACGCACTACCCGGAAGTCGAGCGCGTCTCCGTAGGATTTGTTTGGCTCAAGGACAAGGCCATGGACCGTGAGGTCTACATGCGACAGGACGCCGCAGCACTGTGGGAGAAACTCCTTACACAGATTAAGCGCATAGAAAAGTCAGTAGAAACAGAGGTTTGGCCTGCCCGCCCCAGTGGTCTGTGCCGCTTCTGCCCTGCGCGGCACCTGTGTGACTACGCACAGTGAACTTGACAATGCTGTAAACCGGGACTACGTTCATGACACCAGAGGCCAAGGTCAAAGCGAAGGTAGACAAGCTTCTTCATCAGCACAAGATTTGGTTCTACAGCCCACAAGCTGGACCCTATGGACGTGCTGGTATCCCTGATCGGGTGGCGATTGTGCGAGGCCAATTCGTTGGTATCGAAGTCAAAGCCGACAGGACCAAGAAGCCTACCCAGTTACAGCGCCATTGCATGGCGCAGATCGAAGCTGCTGGTGGCAAGTGCTTTGTAGTGTTCGACGTTGAAACATTGAAACTGTTGGAAGATTATATCAATGCTGGTACTACCAAACGCGAGGGCGCTGCTCCTCAAACTGAGTAACCCAAACCGGGTACTCGAAACCCTTCCATCGGCGAAGCAAGTCACCATCAAGGGTAGCGAAGCGGTCGTGGTTCCGCTGCGGCTCGAAGAGGCGACGGTGTTGCAGTCTCTGGGCTTCGATGTCCCTTCTCCCATCATGCACTTCTATGAATGGCAGGGGCGGTTCAAGCCGTACGAACACCAGAAGCAAACGGCTGGGTTCCTGACGCTCAACAAGAAGGCACTGGTGCTGAACGACATCGGCACAGGCAAGACGCAGAGCGCACTGTGGGCGGCTGACTATCTTATCGAGACGGGTGCCGTGAAGAAGGTGCTTATCATGTCGCCCCTGTCAACGCTGAAGCGCGTGTGGGATGACGCCGTCTTCACCAACTTTGTTGGACGCAAGAGCGTGGTGCTCCACGGGTCTGCCGAGAAGCGCAGGAAGCTACTCAAGACTGATGCTGACTTCTACATCATCAACCATGACGGGTTCGGTATCATCGCTGACGAGTGCCATGGCATGTTCGATCTGCTCATCGTGGACGAAGCTGCTGTGCTGCGTAATCCCAGCACAAGGCGGTTCAAGGAAGTCCGTAACTGGATGGCCCGCAACCCGCAAGCACGGCTGTGGCTGATGACCGGAACGCCTACGCCCAATGAACCAACAGATGCGTGGGCCTTGGCCCGCCTCGTGGACAGCCCGTTTATCCCTAAGACTTACACGGCCTTCCGCGAACAAGTTATGTACAAGCTCAAGCAGTACACATGGGTTCCCCGGCCTGAGAGCGTGGAGATCGTTCGGCATGTATTGCATCCTGCAATACGCTACACCCGTGATGAGTGCTTCGATCTACCAGAGACTGTGTTCCAAACCCGGCAGGTGGACCTCACACCGGATCAGCGCAAGCACTACGACAAAATGATCAAGCATCTGATAACTGAGGCAGAAGATGGTGCGATCACTGCCGTCAATGAAGCCGTCAAGATGCAGAAGCTGATCCAGATATCCTGTGGCGTAGCCTATGGTGAAGACGGTCAGCACATCGAACTCGACTGCGCACCGCGCGTCAATGCGGTGAAGGAAGTTATCGAGGAAGCTGGCGGGAAGATCATCGTCTTCGTACCGCTGACGGGTACGCTCAACATGCTGGAGCGCGAACTGTCCAAGCACTGGACGGTCGGCGTGGTCAACGGAGAAGTTAGCAGCAATAAGCGCAACGAAATCTTCCAGAACTTTCAGCACGCTCCGCACCCGAAGGTGCTGATCGCCCACCCTGCCACCATGGCACACGGGCTTACGCTGACATCGGCATCAACCATCGTGTGGTACGGACCCATCACGAGCAACGAACAATACGTCCAAGCTAACGGGCGTGTCGAACGCATCGGTAAGAAGCACGCATCCAACGTGGTTCACATCGAGGCTACGGACTTGGAGTACAAAATGTATCACCGTCTCCAGAGCAAGCAGAAGCTCCAAGGGCTGCTTCTCGATCTCATCCAACAGGATACCACAAGGTAAAACAACTATGACAGTAGACGACATCGTCGCACTATACGTGCGGCTCCGCAATGAGAAGAGCGCCATCCGCGCCAAGCTTGACGAAGAGGTTAGCAAGATCGACGCCAAGCTGGACAAGCTCGAAGCGTGGATCAAGAACAAGGCCGACGAGCAAGGCGTAACATCTTTCAAGACCAACCACGGTACGGCCTTCCTGACCACGGTTGATTACGCCAGCGTGGAAGACTGGGATGCAGTCCTGAAGTTTGTCAAGGATAACGATGCCTTCGACATCTTCGAGAAGCGCGTCAGCAAGACCGCTGTGCGTGGGTACATCGACTCCACCAAGAGCGTACCGAGCGGCGTGCTGTACGGCACCCGTCTGGAAGTCAACGTGCGCAAGCCCACGAAGAAGGTGGAAGCAGCATGATCAGCCGACTGAAGAGGTGGATCAAGCGCATCGCGGATGAGGATCGTCTTGCCCCAGCGGTCGAAAGTGCTGGCCCGCCTATGATACAAATCTACAAGATTGAGAACGGGTATCTTATCCACAAGCGTGACACCAAAAGTACGTATGCCGATAGCGCCCGCATCGTCTACTGCAACACACCCATCGACGTGGCACGGCAGATCATCAACAGTGAAGCCCTTCAGAAGATGGGCATTACCCCGGAAGTCTTGAATACCAGTGGTATCACCGCTGGTTCGTTCGTCACTAAAATCTAACCGCTCATAACAGGAGAAAACCATGAGCAACATCGTGTCCCTCGACGCTAAGGTTCCGGCGCATCTTGCGAACCGCATCGGCAAGCCCTCTGCTCTGGCAGAGAAGCTTGTGGGTGGTATCTCTAACGGAGAAACATGGCCGCGCATTTCTATCAAGGGTGGCCGCTTCCGCATCAAGGAAGGCGATGCCGAGACTGTTCTTCAGTCCACCACCATTGACGTGGTGATCGTCGGCTCCAACCCGCGCCTGTCCAAGACCTTCTACGCAAAGCCGTGGGACCCCAATGCGGAGGTGACCGCGCCCGACTGCTCCTCCATGGATGGTGTGGCACCGGACAGCAACGCGACCGCACCGCAGAACGACCTCTGCGCTACCTGCCCGCACAACGCATGGGGTTCCAAGAAGGGGCCGCAGGGTCAGGACCTCAAGGCGTGCAGCGACAGCAAGCGCATCGCCGTGGTATCTGCTGACGATCCGTCTGGTCCGATCTACCTGATGCTCGTCACCCCGGCGGCGCTGAAGGACCTCAACCAGTACCAGAAGGACCTGTCCCACCGTGGCATCGCCCCGGAACTGGTGCGCACCCGCATTGGCTTCGACACCAATGCTTCGTTCCCGAAGATCAAGTTCGGGTTCGGCGGCTGGTTGAATGAGGAAGAGATCGCTGCCGTGGACGAAGTGCTCACCAACCCCTCTATTCCTGAGATGACAGGAGAAAAGGTGAAGAGCGCCCCGACGCAGATCGCAGCGCCCGAGAAGCCCAAGCCCCAGTTGGTGAAGGCTGCTCCCGCCCCCGCGCCGGTCGAGGAAGAGGAGGCCCCGGCCCCCAAGCGTGGGTTCGGTGCCAAGACTGAGGCTGCTCCCGCCCCCAAGGCCGCTGCTCCCAAGGCGGCTGCGCCGAAGGCCAAGCCCCAGCCCGTCGAGGTAGCATCGTCCAGCCTTGAGGATGAGATCGCTGCCATGTTGCTGGATGCGCCGAATGACGACGCCTAATCCGATTGACTTCTCCAAGGTAGAGGTTCTTCGGCAGCGTCTGGGATTAAGTGTGGAGGACATGGCTTCGGCCATGTCCGTCTCCCGCATGACCTACTACAACTGGGTACGCGGTAAGAACATGCGAGACACACACGCACGGAGGGTGCGTAAGGTCGTGCGGATACTTCTGGACCTATTGAAAGATAAACTCTGGTTCGAGGAGGTTGTCTCAGCAGGTCCAACAGTGCGGCGCGAACGGTTGCTTACGCTGGTCGGCTAAGATAGCATCACAAATCCACGGGGGCTGCGGCCCCCGTTCCTCCCTCAAGTGTAGGAGATAATATGAACACGCTGGATTTCTTGCGGCACGTTCTGCCGTCCACAGGATGGTATGTCGTAACCGTCATCGACAGCGGATCGGCACCGAAGCAGCGCAGCTTCGACAACATCGAACAACTCGCCAGTTTTGCAAACGCGCTGAGCGACAAAGGGCACAACGTCTATTACGCAGTCGCATCGTTCAGCGAGAGCGGCACCCGCAAGGCCACCGCAGTGTCGGCTCTTAAGGCTTTGTTTCTCGACATTGACTGTGGAGAAGATACTCCAAAGAAGTACGCCACCAAGAAGGACGGTCTGCTGGCGCTGGGCCAGTTCGTCAAGGACACCGGGTTACCCAAGCCCATGGTGGTATCGTCAGGCAACGGCTGGCACGTCTATTGGGTACTGGAAGAAGACCTCCCGATATCCGAATGGAAGCCGCTGGCTGAGAGCCTCAAGGCGGCGTGTCGAGCGCACAGCTTCAAGGTCGATCCATCGGTGCCTGCTGACGCAGCCCGAGTTCTACGCCCCACAGGAACGATCAATCCCAAGGGCGGCAACGAAGTCAAGGTGATGATCAACGCCGAGCCGACCACTGCGGAAGCACTGCGGCAATGCCTCAATAAGTTCGGCGGTCCTGTTGTTCCTAGACCTAGCCGTGGTTTTGTTAGTCCTACTAACAACAAGACTACTCTGATTGATAAGTTAGCAGTAAGACAAGACTACCCTCCAGCTAAACCGGATGTCATTGTTTCCAAGTGCGCTCAGGTTAACTGGGCAGTTAACAACCAGAAGGATGTCAGTGAACCCATGTGGTATGGGGTGATCGGCATCGCTGCCTTCTGCGAAGCCCCAGAGGATACAGCTATCGCGTGGTCGAAGGACCACCCCAACTTCAGCGAAGACGAGACCATCCGCAAGGTGGACCATTGGAAGAACGCCGCCACGGGTCCTACTACCTGCGCCAAGTTCGACAGTGAACGCCCGGATATCTGCAAGTCGTGCCGCTTCAACGGACGCATCGGGTCACCAGCACGGCTGGGCTTGCAGCGGGAAGAGGTCACCGTCGAGCAGACCGCACCAGATCAGGTGGCGTTCCAAGTCCAAATTCCCAAGCCGTTCAAGCGCACGGCGGATGGTATCAAACAAGTCACGGACGGCACGGACATCGACGTGTGCAAGTTCGACCTATATCCAGTAGGTTATGGCTACGACGAGACACTGGGCTACGAGGTAGTGCGCTACCACTGGAACCGCCCGCACTCAGGGTGGAAGGAACTCCGCTTCCGACAAGCCTTCCTCGCCGCAGAGAACCGGGAATTTGCAACAGCTATCGCAGACCAAGGGATCGTTCTTGCCAGCAAGAACCAAACGCTGAGTTTTCAAACAATGCTACGCTCATACATGGACGAACTCCGCAAGATCAAGGCGGTGACAAATCTCTACTCCACCATGGGCTGGAAGGAGAACAATACCCAGTTCCTGATCGGTGACCGGATCATCAAGCGCGACGACAGTGGTTCCGCAGTGGTTGAGAACATCAACCTCGCCGCCACATCTCAGAAGCTTGGCGAGAAGTTGTTCGATGTAAAGGGTAGCCTCCGCGACTGGTCCCTGCTTACCTCCATCATCGAGCGTGGCAATCTGCCCGTTCACGGCTTCGCCCTTGGCGTGGCGTTCTCTGCACCACTGTACCAGTTCAGTGGGCTTCGTGGCGTGGTGATCAGCCTCTGCGGCCCGACAGGATCGGGCAAGTCCATCGCTCAGCTTTGGATGCAGTCGATCTACGGTATCCCAGACAAGCTGCACTTCGCAGCAAAGTATACACAGAACGCCGTGTTCTCCCGCTTCGGGTTCTATAACAACCTACCCATCACTATCGATGAAGCGACCATGATGCCCGACAAGGAGGTCGGTGACTTCTGCTATTGGGTTACTCAGGGCAAGGACAAGGCCCGCCTCAACAAGAACGCCGAGGAGAAGGACGCCAAGACGTGGGGCCTACCATGCGTGACCTCATCCAACAGGTCACTGGGTTCCAAGATGATGTCCTCTGGTATGGATACGGACGCGCAGCTTGCCCGACTGCTGGAGATCAACATGCACGCTGTGCCTATGTTCAGCGACAGTTCTAACGCTGGCAAAAAGATATTCGACACACTCAGCAACAACCACGGTTTGGCCGGTGAAGTGCTGCTCAAGCATCTCGTGGAGCTTGGCGAGGACGGCGTCAGGGCGATGATCGAAGATCACCGCATCCGGTTTTTCCAGAAGTACGATGTGAGGTTCTCCGGTCAAGAACGCTTCTGGGAGCAGGGTATCGTAAACGCTGATCTGGGCAACGAGCTTGCCAGCAAACTTAATCTGATCCAGTACGACTATGAAAAATGCACACGTGCTATCCTCAGTCAGATTGGCCTGCTGCGCGACACGGTCAAGTCCAACCAGATGGACGCCTTCGATATGCTGGCTGCATATCTCAACGATACTTCCAGCGAGACGGTCACCGTCATGCACACACTTGGTAATCCGAAGGCGCTGACAGACCAGAGCCGCATCCCTCGTAACGGTATCCGGGTGCGCATCGATGCGTATCGCAAGGCGGCGAGTGAGCCGTTCACCAGTGGTACGATGATGATAGACAGGAAACATTTTAAGCAGTGGGTCAACACGAACCACGGTGATTACAACGCCATCGTCAAGACCTTCACTTTGAGTGGCATAAATGCCACACCTAAATCGGAGAAGTTTTCAATCGGTAAGGACTGTCCCGTCAAGCCCGGTCAGATATACGTTCTTGGTATCAACCTTAACCACGACAGGTTGCGTAGCATTCTCGATGACGCCGACAATGCCATTGATAACATGACCCTGAACCAGCTTCAGGTCGTTGTATAGGAGATAGTGCATGAAGAAGTTTATCGCTGCCACAGGTGTGGCCCTCGTGCTTTCCACCACTATGGTGTTTGCTGATGCGAAGCCACTGGTGATTAGTTCTGCGAAGCGCCACGGGGTGCCCGTGCATTTTGCCCTTCGTGTCGCCAAGGTCGAGAGCGGCGTGCAGTGCGGACGCACTGGCGCTGCCGGGGAGAAAGGCCCACTGCAAATCCTGCCATCCACAGCGCGTGCGCTTGGGTATAAGAACATCCGGGCAGCATCCTGTGCGACCCAGACTGATGCGGGCATGAAGCATCTGGCGCTCTGTTGGAAGAAGACCCGCAACCTGTGGCGTGCTGCTGCTTGTCACAACCAAGGTATTAGCGTAGCCTATGGGCGCAAGGTTTCTAAGGCAGCAGCCCGTTACGCCAACAAGGTAGCCCGCTAGTCATTTCGGGCTACTCGCCGCAGGTGCAGGTCGGTAGATATAACAGCACCAGCTAAGGCCTTCATTTCTTCCTTTGGGGGGCGCGATGCCGTAAGGCTCCACGATACGGGCCACTATCACTCTGGTGCGATGTACCCCATGAAGCGGTCGTAGCTGGCGCGAGACGCGACTGGCGCAGACTTGAGGAACCTTTCACCAGCAGGGCGGCGGGCTTCCTTGAGCGCCTTCTGGGCGTTGCGCAGGAAGTTACGGATAACCCCCGGCCCACCTTGGTTGGCCTCGTTCCAGTCGTTGACCTCGCGCACGATGCGTGCGGCCTGTGACCTGTCGCCTGTCATCATAGCCTTGACCCAAGCCATGCGGTAGGCGATCCCGACTTCCTTGTAGTCGTAGTTCATGCGGTTAGCATACTTGATGAAGTCGTACTGCCGCGCTGCGTCAGCCGGGTAGAAACCAATGATGCGGGAGAGCACGGTCGCAGCACTGACTTCTGGCGATACGATGTAGCCACGGCGATCCACGATGGCACCATTCTGCATGTAGGCTACGCTGTCACCGATGGCGCGGACCAGAGAGATCGGAGCTTCACGGGCTACGTCTACCGCACTGACAGTGGCCGAAAGCGGAGCGCGACCGAGGTCGTACAGGAAGTTGCCCATGCTCAGACCCATACCTACCACGGGTCCAGCGATGCTCTTGAGTTCTTCCGTGGTGTTGGCACCCTTGAGGAAGATGCCCGTGCCGGGGAGGAAGTCCTCCAGACCGAACTTCGCACCAACGTCCGCACCCGTGTAGTGGTTCATCGGGCCACGCAGGATCAGGTCAGACCAACCGGGGAAGAACTCTTCAAGCTGACGGACAATCGCCATGCGCACGGCAGGACCCTGACCGAGGTCGAGGCCGAACCGCTGCGAGAGCGTATCGATGAGGTCTTCAATGTCGTCCACCAGCGGGAAGCCAGCAGCACCAGCCAGCACGTAGAGCGAAGTCAACATGCCGATCTTACCTGCGCGAGACAGGTTCTTGAACAGCAGCAGAGATGTCAGAGGGTAGGTCTTGTAGACGAACAGCAGCGACATGACGCCATCGCGCCACACAGGCGGGCGATTGGTGTTGGAGTATTCACCCAGCGTCTTATCCACCGTATCGATGGCGAAGAGGCGGGCCATCTCGCTGGCCTTGTCCTCGTTGAACCCGGCTTCCTTCAGGCGGTTGAACTCCAACCGGAACGCAGTGAGGAAGGTGGCGCGGCGAGTGGCCTGTTCCGATACGTTGAACGGAGCCATGTACACGTCGGAGAATTTGAGGAAGCCCTTGGCAATCTTACCAGTGAACATACCACGAGCAGTCTCCAGCAGGGCGTTTGCCTGTGCCGGGATGAGTTTGCCTTCGCGGATTTCGCGGGCGATGTTCAGAGCTTCGTAGTAGCTAAGGTTATACTGCTGGACAAGCTGAGCTTCCTTGGCAGTGTCACCAGCATCACGCGCGGCCTTGATCTCGGCAGCGGCTTTCTCGAACGCCTTGGCGTCTTCGATGGGATCAGTGAACGGGTTCATCCCGCGCACCCCGACAACGTCCTTGAACGCCTTGAGGTAGGTGGGCATGACCGCCATGCCGAAGCCACCACCGAAGCCAGTCTGGCTGTCCTTGGATGCGAGATACGGCAGCACGTTCGTAGCGGGCGACATCAGGTTCTGCGCGAACTGCGTCATCATACCGCCGAGGAAGCCGATGCTGGTGACCATCTTTGCCAGCGCAGCGTACCGCTTACCCTCGAACGTGGACTCGTTGATATTGGGCGCGTCGTTGACGGCGTCGAACTCTGCGCTGGTGTCGCTGTAGTAACGCATACCAAGGCTGGCCTTGGTCGGCTGGTTGTTGAACGTCGAGCGGCTACCATCCCACCCCTTGGCTCCGGGGTTAGTGGTGACGTACATATAGAGTTCTTTGTTGAGCCTGTCCTGCCAGTAGTCCTTCTGCTTCTGGTCAGTCGCGGCGTCGAGGCGCTCCTTGGCGGTGATGACAGCTTCCTTGTCACCGAACCACTTCTGGCCCGTCTCGGAGGACTGATCCATGAGATCACGGAGCAGCGGCTGGAAGCGCGTCTTCACGATGAGCGAAGAGCGTGTGGTGACGTGGCGTGCAACAGCCTCGACCGTCCTGCTGGCATCGTAGCCGGGGGTGTCATCGAACTTCAACGACTTACGAAGCGCACTGCCCGGAGCCGTCAACATGGTGATCGCCTTGGCGTGCTTGTCCGGGGCCAGAGGAATGCCAAGAACACGCATCGTGTAGAGGAAGTTGTCGATGTCGATGGACGGATCGGACGACACGGTATCCACGGTCTTGGATGCGCGGGCAAACACCTTGAAAGTCTGCGTCTTGTACTCGCCGGTTGCGTCGTCCCTGACGAGACCGCTGTACTCAACATCTTTCATGTTGTCATTGTAGAACGCTGCTGCGTTTTCAGCCTCCGACAAATTCGGGGCCAAGCTGTAGATCATCTTGTTCTGCACGTCGGGGTGAAGCTGGACCGTCCTGCCGTTGATCTGCGCTTCAACACGGACTTGGAACTTGCCCTCGCGCCACAGTGGAACGTGCGACGAAGCGATGGACCTGCGCACAAACATCTGCGCCCGCTCGAAAGCGGCGTCGGCAAGGACGATCTCCTTGACCCTGTCCTGCACGGTATAAATTACACTCTGCTCTTCAAGGCCGCTGAACTCTGTGCGGCGGCTGCGGAAGTCCTCGATCTTCTTGATGGCAGCTTCGGCCTGCTTCTCGTTGGCGTAGAACTCCCGCACGTCCTTCTTGAGGTCGTCGGTGAATTCCTTCTTCACGATGGCCGTGTTGACCGCCTTGAAGAACTGCTCCATGCGCATAGCCGTCTTGGTCGTGACATCCGGCATACCGCGCTCGTCGTACTCCATGTCATCCACGAAGAGCTTCTTGGCGTGGTTCACGATGTCCCTGACGAACTTGCCGTCGTCGGCTGTCATCTCCTTATCGGCAAGGACCTTGTTGATGCCCTTGGTGGATACCTTCTCGGCAAGGAAGAAGTTGTCGAACTGCGCCTTCAGGCGTTCGATGTCGAGATCAGCAAGGTCTTTGCGGGTCTGAACATAGATGTCGTACTCTTCGTCCGTCAGACCACGACCGAGTTCTTCCTGTAGACCCTTGACCTTGGCGGTGACCGTCTTGGTCTTGCCGCCTTCGATGGCCTCTTCGTAGGTGATGGTCGCGCCGTCTTCGAGTTCCTTCTTGGACAGCGTACCGAGAGCGAGAAGCTGCTTGAGCGTATCCTCGTCAACCGTTGTGTCGCGCCCGGAACCATCCAGACGTTCGTCACCGAGAACCAGTAGCGCCTTGTTGCGCAGGTTCTCATCGAGTTTGAAGCGGCTGCTGGCGATACGGCGGCTGATCACCATGGCATAGGAAACGGTCTGGCGGGAGTTGCCCGTCAGTGCCAGTAGCTTCGCAAGACGCTCGTTGTAGGTGTTGTACAGGGACTGCGCACCCGTGCGCATGGCGTCCTTGAGGCGTTCAGCGATCTGTGCCCCATGGTTACGCAAAGCATTGAAGTTGCGCAGACGGAAGACGTTGCGCATGAAGTTCTCGAACTTGTCGAGACCATCGATCTTGAGGTCCCTGAGAGTATTGCCCGTCTCCTCGATGCTGGCGAGTGGCGTAGCCATGAGGTCCAGTTGGTTGCGCAACGTATGTTGTGCAGAGTAGACCGGATCGACGCTGAACCGCCCAGTGCCGTTGTTGGTCATCACGGTTTGGAGGTTGAGCGCGAAGGTGCTGGGCGTGAACATGGACGAACCATTGCGCACGGTGCTGCGGGCCTGAGACACGAGATAGCGGACGATGTCGTCCTCGAACTTAACGCCGAGCTTGTTCAGCACGTCCTTGATGGCAGACCACACGCGCCTGAGAATGCTGCTGTCCAGCGTCTCAGCGAACTTCGCCATGTGCTCTTCGACCGCCTCGCGGCGGGCACCAAGGTCCTTGCTACCCTTCAGGGCACCATCGACCGACTGACGCACACTGGGGTTATTATCATAGACGTAGTCCATGAGCGCATCGAACTGCTTCGCGGGCAGCAGGGAGCGCATACCAAAGTGACCAATGGCCTCGTGAGCCAGCAGGAACCGCATGTACTTTTCGGTCGGGATGCGGTCGGTGAAGACCAGCACCGTGCCATCGAAGGCGTAGCCGGAAGCCATGGCAGTATCGAAATCTCCCTGCGGACGCGCTGCCACTGCGCGTTGGTAGAGGTCAGGGTTACGGCTCTGGAGATCAGCTTGGTTCTTGTAGACGAAGAACTTCGGAGCCTTGGCAAGGCCGCTGCGGAACCTGTCCACGATAGCCTTGGCCCGGATCGGGTTCACACCCTTGGCAGGGCGACCGTTCTCATCCACTGGATTAGTTACAGCGTCGAACTGGGAGAGGCTGAACATACCCTGCTCAGCGTCTTTGATTGCCTGCTTCACGCCTTCCTTCAGCGGCACGGTCTCGCTGGCGGAAATCTGCGCATCCAAGAAGGCGGCAGCAGTGTTCTTGGCTTCCTGCGCCATACCCGGCTTGGTTGCCCAGTTGTAGAGCGTACCAACGCTATCGATGAACGACTGCTTGGCAGCGTTCTTTACGGACGTGCCCTTCTTTTTGTTGTCGCGCTGAGCAAGGATGATATTGCCAATGGTGCCGTACACCTCATAGAGGTCGGCTTCCACTTTGGTCGCATTCATGGGAAGGTCAGGGACATCCTGCTCACGCTCCATCAGCGTAGCGACTATTGCCCCCTGCTTCTCGGCTTCCTTGGCAAGCGCAAGCTGCTCGTCTTCAGTGAGGTCCTTGTAGGGCTTCACCTTTTCGGCAGCAGGCTTCTTACCCTTAGTCTTTGCGGCCTCTTGCGAGGGGGCGACCGCTGCCCCTTCCGCTTTTGGGGGTTCCGGCTCCGCAGGTTTCTTGAGCGTCTTACGCGGCGGCTTCTTCTCCACGACGGGCTTCTTAGCCGCTAGAAGAGCGGCTCCACCAACTTCTTCCCGTACTTCTTTACTCCGGGCGGCAGGCCCTTGTGCTTCGGATGCGGGTTCTTTGGCGGTGGGCGGTTGCTCTGCGCGTAGACGATTGCCCTTGCCTGCGCCTCTGTCTTTGCCTGCCCCTTCTCCAGCAGGCTTTGCACCTTCTGTTCCTGCTCCGGGCTGAGTGGCACGAACCTTCTCCGTATCTATAGTGTATGTACCAATGGGTCCTTCAGCGATTAACTTGTCCGTGATCAGGCGATCAATAATTGTGTTCACACGGTTGCGATCAACGGCGTTGAGCTTTGTCTTCTTAGGGAAAAGATACGACCCAAGTTCGCTTGTATTAAACGTATTCTGTCCTGCATTGATGACATTAGACAGAAAGGCAAGCGCGTTTGTACGCCCACCCGCCGGGGAGGCGGGACGCTTGAGGTTAATGGCAGCAGTGAGCGGCTGCACCACGGTGCCGGTAGCCTGACCAGCAGTTGAAGGGACCCGATCCATCACCGCAGTGGGGCGAAGTAATGCACCCATACGAGCAGGAACTTGCCCTGCCATACGAAGAGGACCCTGCTCAACAACCTGCTGGATCGTACCCTGCTGCTGAGCGGGCGGTGTGGCCTGTGCGGTAGCACCCCTACGAAGGAGACGAGCGTTGATGCTTTCGCCACCGGGAAGCGGCGCTGCGCCAGCAGCCGCAGGCTGTGGGATACCAACACTACGAAGGTCTTGTACGGGCGGCGGGGTAGGAGCCACGGGTGCTGCCGCAGCCTGCTGCGCCTGCTGCATCGCAGCAGCTTGGAACTGCTCGAAAGTCGTTGCCCCGCCCATCTGGCCGGGGGCCATGGTGGCACCCATGGAGATAGGTGCGGGCGGTGCAGGGGGCGCAGGAGCCATGTCCGAAACAGTGGGTGCCATAACCCCCTGCGGAAGCTCACCCGTCGCAGTGCCCGACATACCAAATTCTTCAGTGGCGACGTTTGGGCTACCGAGATTGATCGGCGGGGTAGGCTGAACTTGGAAGGTCGTAGGCGCGGCCCCAGTCAGCGGGACCTGCGATGCCTTGATCGCTTCCTGTTCCATAATGTTCGTGTACGGCTGGGGCGGGCCGAAGACCTTATTGTACTCAGCCTCGCCAAGCTGCTTCTTCACATCGAGGAGGTACTGGGCGTAGCCGGGGTCGGTCTTCGCCACTGGAAGCAGAAGGTTGGCTTCCTGCTTATTGTCAGTGAGGCTACCAGCAAAGATACCACCGGCACCACCGAAACCACCACCGAGGAGCGCACCACCAGCAAAGGCGTTGAGCAGACGGCTCTGGCCCTCTGCCGTATTGACATCGACCACCGGGTTAGCAGCAAGCTGGAGGACTTCTTGGAACGCTTCCGTTCCACCTTCCATACCCGCACCTACGCCAGCGCCAGCGCCTACGCCCTTGAGGATGTTGAGGGCCTTCTTGCGCTTGGTAATGGACCCGGCAACGTCACCCATCGCTTCGCTGAACACACGGCCAGCCAGCAGGAACTCACCAGCCGTATCCGCGATACCGCCAAGCGCACCAACACCGAGAGCGACAGCGCGATTACCTTCGCCACCGTCAGCCATGGTCTCGCCATAAGCCTGTCCGGTCTGCTGGAAGACGTTGGATGCCAGAGACAGACCGGCTGCGCCGATCTCCGTGGGAGCACGGGCGGCAACCCTACGGGCTACGTTTTCGGCACCAGCCTGAAGACCTTCCTCCATGAACTGGTTGAACGCACCGGGGGCCAGCTTGGTCTTGGCTGCGTTGGACGCAGCGTTCAGCATACCCGCGCTGGACAGAAGAAGCTTCTTTTCTGCGGCATCCAATGCCTGTCCGGTGTAGTGCTTCTTGGCAGCTTCGTAGAGCGCCTTCTTAACGGCAGACTTGCCGAAGAAGCCCAGAACCGCACCGCCCGCTGTACCAGCGGGAGTGGCCGCAGAGCCGATACCGGCACCGATACCGGCAGTGATCACCGACTCAATAATGTTGGGGCCCAGACGACCAATGGTTGCAGCAACCCAGTCAAGGACGCCGTTCTCACCGATGTTCTCGATGTTGCGCTGGTAAATCTGGGTCTTGGCAAGGTCGGCACTCTGGTCTGCCAAGCGTGCGCCCGTTTCGGTCGCACCAGCAAACATAAGACCATAGCCCAGCGTCTGCTGGGCCTCATCAAGACCGATGTCAAAGTTGTTGGCAATCTGCTGGAAGAAGCCGGGGCTGCGGATACCCTCAACATATTGTGCGTAGCTGGCCGGATCGATTTCCTGCCAGTCACCTTCAGGGAGCGGAGCTTCTTGGTTGGCATACTTCGACAGCGCCACGGCAGCAGTGTCGTTGTCATCGTCAAAGGTGTAACCGCCGACGAAGAACTGCTTGGTCGAAGGGCTGTAAGCGAGGCGTGCCGTCCTGCCGGTAGGAAGCTCCGGTTCCTGAACAAACCCCTGCCGCTGTGCCAGACCCGCCTGTCTAAGTCGTGTGGCGTAATCTTCCGCCATCGAAGGCGGCGGGGCTGCAAGACCAGAGGTGAGCGGGGAGAAGGTCGGATCGAGCGGATTAGCCATCACTGAAGTCCCGGTCTTGGTTCGCGGGTGATTATAGCCTGATCGATGGTGAGAATACCATCCTTAAGTTCCTGCTGCGGCGGGGATTTGATACGGATAAGTTGGTTGTCGTAAGCACCCTCACCGAAGGAGATGAACTCGATGGCAACTCCCGCTTCGTTGTACCTTACGGGTTCTGGCTTGCTGAAACCGGGCACAGGCGACTTGCTGATCTTGGCGACCTCGATCTTTCCGACGTTCTCGACGTAAATCTTCTCCAACTCCCGGTCATGCTGCACTGCGGCATCACGCTCGGCCTGACGGCGCTCGGCTTCCTGCGCACGGAAGGCAGAGTCGAACTCCATCTTGAACTGGGTAGCCACCTCATCCGGGGTCATGCCCGCTGCGGGACTCATGCGGCGACCGTCCGCACCCATGAAGATATTGTACTTGCCGTCAGACCGGCGCTGGATGGTGACAGGTTCTCCATAGGCACGGGACCACTGCTCCGACAGCGACCGTGGATCACCACGGAGCATCCTGCCGATAGCAACGTTACTGAACTCCGTCGTGCGCTGCATGTTGAACTCGTTGAACTTGGTCTGATACCCGGCGTTCAACTGGTTGGCCTGCTGCGTCACCTGCATAAGGAGGTCATCGATCTGGAGAAGCTGCTGCTGCAATGCCGGAATACGGTTGGCAAAACCGCTCTGCTGAGCGAACGCGATCTGCTGCGCGATGACATTGCGCTGGGCGAGGATACGTTCGTTCTGCGTCTGGAGCAGACCGATCTCGTTGTTGTAGTTCGTAAGTTCAAGCTGCTCGTTGGTGTCGATCTCCTGAAGCCTGAGTGGTGCCGTGGCTTCGTAGTTTGCCATCTGGGCGTTCGGCTCAAGACCAACGTAGTTACGCGCCTCGTTGTAGAGTGCGATATACGCCTTGTTGTAGTCTTCGTTCGTGATGCCAGAGCCGGTTGCCAGTGGACGACCAAGCTTGGCAATCGTTTCAGCAGATGCGTTATATCCAGCGCCGAGGAGGTTGTTGGCTACGCCCTTATACTCTGCATATTTCATACGCAGGAGACCAGCATCGAAGCTGTTTTCGTCGTCGGCAGACATATTCTTCGCAGCATCCACGAGGGGCTGCGGGATGTTGTACCGCTTGATCTCAGCCGGGTCCGTGAAGAACGTCTTCATCCCGTTGAACGTAGCAGGAATAACCTGCATCAGACCACGAGCGCCCTTCTCGCTGACGCCTACGCGACGACCGAAGTTTGTCTCGACACCGTAGATGGCGACGGCGGCAGCAGGGTCCACACCAAGTTCCGTTGCGCGGCGCACAAGGCGCTGGACGGTATCCGAAGTCATCATCTGCGGGACTTCAGCAACGCGCGGCAGGAACTCATTCTCAAGCTTCACAGCCGACTGCGTTGCAAACGCTTCGTCCTTCACAGGGACGGCAGCGGGCACTTCGAGCGGAGCAATGCCAGTAGAAGTCGGAGCAGGAATAGGCTGCGTACCACCGGGTGCGGGCTGTTCAGCAGGTGCAGCCGCTGCGGGTGCGGCGGCTTTCTTGCCAATCTTGTCCTTGTTCTTCTGGTAATACCCGACTGGATCGCGTGCTGCTTCTGTGTATGCAGTCTGATCCGAAGTAATAAAATTGCGCACAGCTTCGCTTGCGTACCAAGTGCTTGCCTCAGTATTTAGCTTTGCGGTCTGTTCTTTAGACGCGACTTCTCCGGTAGGCGTAAAGAAGAAGTCATACGCACCCTGTAGCGGAGAGACGCGCAGCTTCTCAAGTATATCCGTATTGTACCTGCGCTGAAGTACTGGCTTTGCACCTTGCAAAACCTGCTCGAAACCGGTCTTTGTCTGATCTCCGGTAGGGGCGACACTGGGCGGCTGCGTACCGCCAGCCTCAATCGGACCCGGAGACATGCGGAACGGTGTAAGTCCGGCAGCAGGTGCGGGAGCAGCACCGGCAGGTGCGGTGAGTTCAGGCTGGATTTGCTGCTCTGGCATCATCGCCGGAAGCGGCGAGGTCGCAACTGAAGTCCCGGCGGGAGAAACACGCGGCAGCGTTTCGGGCGTATAAAGCTGACCCGGCTGAACAAGACCAGCCATCTGGCGATCCATAGCGGCCTGCTGCTGACGCATCAGACCTGCGCGTTCACGCGCACCCATCTCATCGATCTGGGTCTGGAAGTCGCGGAACCGCCTTGCCTCGTCGGCGGAAGCCTGACTGGCCTTGGTGTAAAGCCCTGCTACGTATGCCATCTAGAACCTCAAGCGCCAGTAAGACTGTCTTCAGTGAGCCTGCGGCGGCGCAGACTGTCGTTTTCTCTCAGCAGTCGGTCGTAGTCTTCGCTCGTAACAGTCGTGTCCCTCGGAGCCAGTGCCAAGGTGTATGGCGTCAAACCGGCAGCGATATCTGCCCCAAGACCAGCCTGCTGCTCTTCAGCACGATTTACACGGTTGGCAAGATAGTTACCGCTGCTTGAAGAATATCGGGGGTTAACCCCGGACAGACCAGCGAGTGCCTGTGTCTTGGCACCCTCGCCCTGATAGTAAGTATCGGTGAAAGCACCGGAAGCTTCCTGCGAACCCTGTACTCCAAGGCGGCGCTTCTCAGCTTCACCGGCATATTCAGCAGACGCAGCACCACGAGCGACGTTTACTCCAGAGATAAGACCAGCGGTCTTCATCTGAACATCCGCTTCAGCAAGCCGCGCAGCGGCGGTAGAATCGATCTGCATGTAGCGTGCAAAAAGCTGGTCGTACAGAACCTTCGCATTGTTATAGGCGTTGATGTCAGAGTTCTGGAGACGCTCCATCTCAGCTTTAAGTTCCGCCGTCGCAGCGCCCACGTCAGACGGCGCAAGGCTGGAGACAAGCGTACCGACAGCGCCGGGACCCGCCTTGAGCGTAGCTTCAAGAAGACGAGAGCCGATACCGGTCGAAGCAGTTGTGGCGGCGGTAGTACCTGCGGTGCCTGCGGCAGCAGTGCCGGGAGCGGCAGCACCTGCGGAGCCGGGAAGAGCACTAGCCAGCAAACCACCAGCGCCGGGGCCGGTAAGTGCAGAAGCGGCCATGCCAGAACCATAGATAGCGTCAGCCGTGCTACCCAAGAACGCACCGCCACTGCCGGTAAATCCAGAAATGCCGCCGCCAAGGCCACCGCCGAGAAGACCAAGGCCAGCACCCATGAGGACGCTCTGACCCGTACCATAAGCAGTCAGTGCGCCTGCGGCAGCACCCAACCCAGCGCCTGCAATAGCAGCGCCGATAGCACCGGAAGCGAGGGCCGTACCACCAAAGATAACTCCAGCAACCGCTGGGGCGATGAACGGGACAGCGATGGATGCTGCGATGCCGACGATGGCGGCAAGCGGCTTGGCGTACTTCTTAAACGCCCGCTTGATGCTCTTCCACAGGCCGAACTGCGTGAGGGCGACCTCTGGGGTCGTAAGCGCGGAGGAGTGCCGCAGCGACGACTTGATATAAGTGATCTGGGTCATGCTACACCCGTGTCCTTACCGATGAGTTTGTCGAAGAAGTCCGTGCCCTTGCGCTCCACGACATGCTTGGGGATGACATACTCACCGCCAGATACGCGAATGGGGATGTCGTCGGCGCGGCCTGTGTTGTCACCCGTGGGGCTGCGGGTCATGGCGATATGACCACCATCCTTCATCATGGCCGCTGGCGCTTGAGCGCCGGGAACCTGCGGCGCAGCCATACCCTGACCACCGGACTGCTGCATGGCCGCACCGGCTACGATAAGCGAAAAGATGATCCCCTGATCGTACTGCATGGGGAGGTCTTCTTCATCGGCCATGCCCTGCTGGATCGCCATCTGGCGCAGACGGGGGTAGAGTTCCGGGTTCTGTGCTGCGGCGACCGCCATCTGAACCAGCATCGTGATCTGCTGCGGCGTGATGTCGCCGTCCTGCACACCCTCCATGAGGGCTTCGCGGATCGCTTGGACTGCCTGCGGATTGGCCTGCGCGAACTTCTGGGCTTCCTGCTGAAGCTGCTGGAGCGACATGCGTTGAGTGGGCGCAGCCCCACCGGGTGCGGCCAGACCGGGCTGTTGGGGCGACGTACCGGGCTGGGTCATCGGTGGGGCTGCTGGCGGTGCAGGGGGCACCATTCCTCCGTCTGCGTAGGCAGGCGGCAATTGCGGAGCGCGGATGTTGAGGGTCGAACCAGCCATCGGTGGCGCACTACCGAGCGGCATAGCCGCTGCCTGCGGGTTCACGTTATTGAACGGGTTCTGAGGCATCAACCTGCGGATGTCAAAAACGCCGGACGGATTGAGACCGCCGCGTCCGTTCATAGTGCCAGCCATAACATCTCTCCTCAAGCCCGAAGCTGCGCAATCAGAATGTTTAACGTATCACGCAATGCTTGTACATCGTTTATTAGGATTTGTAATTCTGTCGTAAGGGTCGCCACGTCACTAGCCGCCCCACTTGCCTGCCCATCGGGAGCAAACCCAAGGGTCAACTGTCCGGGGATAATGGCCTTGCTCGAAGAAGAAACCTGACCCGTAAGCACAGAGATATTCTGCGTAAGCGCGGCCAAAAGCTGGAACTCGGCTTCACTAAGACCGGAGGTCGGGACCGGAGGTAGAGCAACAAAACTCATACGTTCACCAAACCTTGGGGTGTATCTGCAAGATGGATAGCCCGGATGCGGGCGGAACCGCTGACCGCGACCTCGAAGGTATCCGACTTGTAGCCCGTGGGAAGCCGGAAGACTTCCGAGTCCGAGATCACCACGTCAGCGACGAGAACCTTGTTAGCCCACAGGCGGAAGTTGATTTCGTAAGAGCCTACGATCTCCAGTGTGTACTGCGTGCGCACATCGCCATTGACCAGCGATCCACCGATGGAGTTATCGACAATCGTGTAAGCTGTAGTCACCGGGTCGGTATAGCTAAGCTGCCCGTTGAGTGTACCAAGCTGATCCGACAGGCTCCACATTTCGGTGTTATGCGCAACAACGGCTACGTTGAACGCCACGATGGCATCGAACGATGCTTGATCCGCACTGAAATCAGCCACGACACGCGCGGCACCGATGTTGGTGTATTCCTTATTGATGAACACCTTGGACTTCCACTCTGTCGTAAGAAGCGGCTGACCTACAGCATCCCATTCATAAAGCTCACCGCTGTCGGCGGTGACATAGTAAAACTTATCGTAACGCGCGTCGTAGTATGCAGCGTTGAACTTGGTGGGAGTTGTCACCATGACGCCGCCGATCTGATCGTCGCGCTCGAACAACATCGACCCCGTGGAGTGGGACATGAAGTACTTGTTGTTGAAGAACTCGGCAACAGCGGTCGAGGGATCGCAGGCTTCAGCCCATGTATCCCGGTCGTGGATCGACTTCGTGGCGAGAGCGACACCTGTATCAGGCCCAATCAACGCGATGCCGCCATAGGTGGGATACAGAACGCCGTAGCCCATGTTGACCACGCCGCGCTTCGAGGTACACGGCATCGGAATATCAAACCGGGTAGCGGTCATCACATCAGGGCTATCGCCGTACAGGCGATAGGGGTATTCGGTCGTCAAGACGTAAATAGCACCGCCGACTGCGGCAACAGCCACGATCTTGTGCTCCACCACAATGCGATAACGCAACGGCCACGACCACGGGCGACCGGGGTCGGAGAAGCAAACTTCGTTCTGCACGAAACCGACCAAGATGTTGTTGTGGGCCATCGTGAGGCCCTGCATATTTCCATCCGGCGCATCGGCGTAGAGTGAGTCGAGAATGAAGACCAGACCGCTGACCTTGAAGTCGTCCGTAAATGTGCTGGACTCGTAGTACCTGTAGGTTGTCTTACCGGGTTCAGTCACATCCCAGAATAGCGTACCTGCGGATGTCGCAGTGTTCGCCTTGTCAGAACCGGCAGCATTGTACGTAATCGTATACTTATCTGGTGCAGAAACAACCGTACCGTCCGTCACGTTGAAACTCGTGTCGGGTGTACCGCCGAAGGCCGTGCCGGTAATTTTGATCTTGCTGCCCACTACGAGGTTATGCGGGTGCTGGAATTTCGCCGTGACCACGTTGGACGTACGGGCAGCAAACGTCATTGCGTTCGTGAAATACACCGTCTTCAGCAGGAAGTACTGCGTACCCTGAGATGCACTGACCACAGTGCGATAAAGCCGGAACCCGCGAATGAAGTTGTTGCCGCTGGGCTTGGCGGTCGGCAATCCGCTAACCGTAACAGTCTGACCTTCGCGTACGTAAACGGCATCGGACGGTTCACTGGGGATCGACTCCTCACCCCACGGGGTGATCCACGTATAGACGTACTTGCGGCTCTGAACAGTGCCTGCGAGGTTTACCTTGCCGGTCGTCGCCGTTATGGTGGGGGTCTTAGGGCCAGCGGAAGCAACCGTGAACGTCGTGCTGTCAGGGATCGTGACAACTTCGGCATTGACTACGTTGAAGTCATAGAGGCCAATTTCGCAGCTTGTACCAGCCGCAATAGTCGTAGCATTTACAGTATCAGTAAACGTAAATGTGTTTGAAGCTGTTACAGTGATCGGGTACGTCCCTGCCGCTGTCGGAGGGTTTGACGCTCCAGTACCGTCAAAGCTCATAAAGAGTTGCGCACCGGTCTCATAGCCGTGCGAGGCTAGAGTGACAGTAACTACACCCGTATTAGCACGCGCGTATGTCGCCGTCCGATAAGATAACTGCGAGATATTAACACGAGACCCTACGTCCAGTCCGTGCGCAACAGAAGTTACAATCGTAGCGATACCGGCTCCGTCACGAGCGACGGTGCTGGTGGTCTTCTCGCTGAACGCTGTCGCAGATGCAGACGGTTTGGTCGTTGGGAGCGGAAGCCCGAGGTCGTAGCTACCAGCCGAAACGGGATAAGGACCAGCGCCCGACACAGCGAGGCTGTAGTCCGTTACCTTCGGTACGCCATCTCCGGTGTAGTAGATGCGCTGCTCTTCTTCATCCAGCGTCGTCGGGACGGCAATGTCCACGTCAGAGGTCCACGACAGCCACTTGTTGACCGTAGCATCGTTAGGGTCGCGCATCGGGTAGATCGTCTGTACACCAGCGCCACGGTTGGTGTTACCGACTTCCTTCGAGGTGCGATACGGGATCAGGTCGCCAGAGTATGGGTTCAGGTTCACAGCCGTCTGAGCGAACTGCGCACCGATAAGTTCAGGCGACAGCTTCGGTGCAATGCCGAGGAAGTTCGTGATCTTGATACCGGCCATCGCCCTCAGTCCTTACACTTCTTGCGGAAGTGATCCCATTCACCACCGCGACGAATACAGTCGCGCCACGCTTCTTCTTTTTTGGGAGACATACGCTTAATAAGCAGCGGCCACAATCGCTTACCCAGCCGAACGCCAAACTCGATCCAGAACGACGGACGCTGGGCAAACAAGACTACTCCTGCGCCCAGCCCCAAAAGAACGACGATTGTCGCTATGACCTCTTGCCAAGTCACTTCTTGTTGGGGATCGCCCAGACAAGAACCGGCGTGATCAGGCCGACGATAGTCGAAACCGTGTCAGCGGTGATCCACGACGTGCTGAAACCGGTGTAGGTCTGGACGATGAACAGCAGACCCATGACGAGACCCACGAGTGCTTTGTCGATAGAGGTGAACATGCACGTACTCCTATGTTAACCGGGATACTGCTTCCACGGTAGCTGATAGTGGGGCTTATCCGAAAACGTCTTCCAATCACCGCCCCACTCAAGGGTGACCTTCTCAGCTTTCGCTGCTGCCTTGATCGTCTTCGACATCTGAACGAAAAGCGGTTCGTCCCACCTAACGGTCTTACCCATCCGCACTGCCAGATCAACAGCATGAGAGAGCTTGTTGGTCTTACCGGGGAGGTGCCTAGAACGCAGGGTCCTCGAAGCGCCAGCGGCGATAAGCTTCTTCTGTTCTTCCAAAGTGCGAGTGGAGCAGGTGATGAAGAACACCTGATCCTTGTGCGGCCACATGGCCGCAGCGCGGCGAATGACACGGGCAAGGTCCGGGTGGACCTTCTTGAGATGTGCTTCGTCCTTGGGTGTTAGCTGCATTAGCAGTTCTTACCCTTGACCTTCACAACCATGCCGCCGTCCTTGTATCCGCGCATCCGTTCCATGCGCTCAATCTTGGGCTTCTCCATGCCCTCGTGGCGCTTCATGGCACCCTTGGACTTGTACTTTTCCTTGCCGCCGTACTCGGACATCATCTTTTTCATTTGCGTAGTGCCTCCTCAATTGAGTCCAGTTTCGCCATGATCGCGCGGCTCGTCTCGCGGATTTCCTTGATCTCACGGTCGTGAGCCAACCGTGCGGTGTTTGTCTCGGCCTGAAGTACGGCGATGGCCGTGTCGTGTTTCTGCTGCTGTCTGTAGATGACCCACACAAAGGCAGCGACCGGCATAACTATCCACTGCATGATTGCGTTCAGAACCTTTAGTGCTTGGTCGTCAAACATAAGCATAACCTACGTCTTGATGATGTAGTTCAGGATGATCGTCGGCTGCACGTTGTTGTGTGCTGCTCCACTTCCGGTAACACTTGTCCTGCCAAACGTCGGCTCGGAAGTACTCGCTACAAAGACGTAGTTACTATCACCGCCGTCGCTCTTCTGCCTTACAACAGAGTTTGTCGCACTCAGAGTTGCGCCGTTAACTACGTCAACAGCCGTAAAATGCCTATGCGCAGCAAGTTGAGCTTCAGTAAGGGTGTGCGTCTCTGCACCACCGGCTGCGCCGAGGACATCCCCATCAACACCGCCGCTAAGGCCCGTCAGGCGGTTGGCAGATGTGCCGCCCATGTCGTCTTGACCGGCAACGACACGACCACGGAGGTCGGGGAGACGGAAGTGGGACGTGCCAACGCCGCCAGAACCGTTCGTATATGCGCCGTACGTAGTGGTTATCAGAGCGTCAAGGGTAGGGTAGGTGGACCGGCTTACCTCTTGTCCACGGCAGAATAACCAGCCTGTAGGTTCGGTTGTACCGGCATAGGGTGATACGGCACCCGTTGGTACGAGGAGCGCCTGCACCGCAGCCGCAAGTTTCGCCAGTGTGACGTTGGCATCCACGATCTTGGCTGTCGTGACCGTGCCGTCAGCGGGGGTGATCGAGTCGCGGATATCTGCGAGGAGGGCTGCGGTAACACGAAGCTCGATACGATCACCGGAAGAGTAAATCCTACCGGTCGTGCCGTCCTGCCCACGAACCACGGTCAACGTATCGGTTGAGCGCGATGTGACCTTCACGACCTCAAGGTTGTTCGAGGTATCGATCAACGTCGCATAGAAGTAGTCCGAACCGCCTGCGGCTGGGAACCGGGACCCCGTACCTGCCGCCACAGTAATCGTCGTGGCAATAGCAGTTATGCCGGAAGCAAGGGTGCTGTAGGCGTTGTTTTTAACGAGGACGGCCATGTCGTGCTCCGACTAATACGTTATTGGTACACAAGATAGTCAGGGAAATCAAGCCGCTTCCCTGTCGGCAACCACGTTCCAGCAGGTCCTGTACTTGATCCTCGGGTAGGACGCGGATGCTGAGAGCCTGATGTACGACGCAACTGCACGTATCGTAACCGGAACCTGAGAAACTTCTACTGCCGCAACTATAGCGTGTACAACAACAGCAGCGCGAAGAACACACGGGGCTTCGGAAAGTGTAAGTACGGCGGTTGCAGAAAGTGTCTGGTCGTCTTGGGTTACCGAAAGACCAGTCGTAATGGCGTCCGCCACCAGCGTCTGATCGTCCTGCGTTACACTTAGCGACCCTGTTACCTGCACCGCACCTGTAGCGGATACAGTGTTATCGTCCTGTGTTACACTTAACGACCCTACCACCAACACTGTACCCGTAGCGGATACAGTGTTACCGTCCTGTGCAATATTAAGCGCATTAGCAGCAATTGGGCTTGCTACTGCTAATGGTAGTTTTGCTAATGCGCTAAAGCCGAGCATAGGTTTACCTTATTACCAAGGGGGAGCCACGGTGCCGCCTTTCGGCTGCTTCTGATGCTCGATGCTATTCGCAAGTGACGACTGCATTTCCGCCACCTGATCAGCGCCGAGCGCGGTTTCTACCCACCCCTGCACGATTGCCGGGGTCAGGTCCTCGAAAGCTGTAAACGGCTGACCGGGACCGGGAAGTCCGACCGTGCTGTACATTGATGCGGTGTAGTCACCATCCCGCGCCGTGTAGACCCAATGAACCGTGGTCACGACGTTCTGGACCGCGAGACCTGTCTGCTCATCGATCTGGTTATGGATCACGTCCAGAGAAGGAAACGACCACTCATATGAGACGGCCATTATTGAGCCTCCTTGGTTTCAGAGTTCTCTGCCTTGGCGGCAGCTTCCAGCTTCTGGAAAATGACCAGAGCGGCGTTTGCACTGCGGAGGCCGCCAGCCTTGACAGCAATGTCAAGAAGGTTGGCAAGGGCGTTGGCTTCTTCGTTCGTCAGTTCAATTTTCATAGTGCCTCCTGTTATGCGTATGCTGCGGTTGTACGGCTACTTTCGTAAAGGAAAGTTCCGTCTGACACAAAGTTGACCACCCAAAAACGGTCAGCCGTTGCGCCCGTGGCAAGAGTTCCAACAGACTTGAAACCCGTACCAAATGTGACTGTGCGTGAAGTTACGCCGCTGGTTTTGATGATGACGGAAGCATGAGCGCCAGCGGGTGGAACCGTAGAAGTCAGCGTTGTGTTGGCGCTAATCAATACCATTGATACGGTATTGGTGCCAAGTGCTTGATCGACGGTGTTGGCAACACCTGTCGTATTGTTGTAGCCACCGCGAAGCTGAGTGCCTTGGATGGTGCTATTGACAATTAGCGCGCCTACACCGGGGTCTGTTGTGTTGCCAATTGAGACGCCGCCAGAAGAATGAACGCGCATGCGCTCAGAGCCGCCAGTGGACCAAGCAATCGTATCAGCAGCAGGGAACCACATGCCTGTATTGAGGTCACCAAACGCTGCGATAGATGGGGTGGCAACAGCACCGGCACCAAAGGAAGCGATACCGTTGACGGAGAGCAGGGTAGTTGGGGCCGTGGTGCCGATACCGACATTGCCAGAGCCATCAACATTGATGCGGCGGTTTCCTGCACCATCAGCGATGATGATATTGTTTGCGAGGGTTGTACTAAGTCCGGTTACATTTGCGCCAATGATTGTGTTGTTTGAACCAGTGGTGATGCCACGACCTGTGTTATATCCTACTGCGGTGTTATTCGCACCAGTCGTGATGTCCCTGAATGAATAAGCGCCTAGTCCAGTGTTGCTGGCTCCAGTGCTGCTGAATAGAGTTTGGCTGCCGATGGCTACACTAAAGCTGGACGTTGTATTGCTAAGTAGTGCAAACGTGCCAATCGCGGTGTTTTCCAGACCCGTCGTATTTGACGTTAAAGTTTGACGGCCCACACCGACATTGTTGTTTCCGGTCGTGTTAAGAGCAAGCGCCTGAAGGCCGACGGCCATATTGCCCTCGCCAGTCGTATTGTCTCTTAATGCAGACCCGCCAACAGCAACATTGTATAGACCAGTTGTGTTTTGAAGCAGTGTGCTTACACCGATGGCGACATTATTGTTGCCAGTTGTATTTAGGCCGTATGTAGCAATGCTTCCAAACTTGATGTTGCTGCTTACATTTCCGCTCCCGATTGAGCTTCCAGCAACAATAATATCGCCATTAACATCAAGCAAGGCACCGGGAGAAGATGTTCCGATGCCGACACGTCCGGCGGAAGTGATGCGAAGCTTTTCAGTTGCATTTGTATAAAACTGCCAAAGGTTCGCATTGTAGTCGTAACGAAGGATGTCTTGAACAAACCCGCCTGAGTTGTTTGTCTGGAAAAAAGACATATAACCTTGCGTGGCAGAAGCGTCCAAGATTAAGCTTGCGATGCCAAGGCCCGCCTGCGTACCCATTGACGCATTCGTGTTGTACAGCCTTAAACCGGGACCAGTAAATTGTGTCGTCGTGGACGACGTAGTTGCAGATATGGTTGAACCTGTAGAGTTCACTTGGAGCAGATGACCCGGTGAGCCTGTCCCGATGCCGACATTGCCAGTCGCGGTTACACGCATGCGCTCTGTGTTATTGACAAAGGTAGCGAGAGGATGATTTGAAGTCACATTTATGCGAGCTTCACTTGCGGCATTTGCTGCCAAAACAACACGAACACCAGACGCATCGGATGAGGCAACGGAAAATGCGGTATATCCAGAACCCAGAACCTCTAGCTTGCCAAACGTTCCGGGGGTGGATGTGCCGATGCCCACTTCGCCAGTACTGAGAATACGCATCTTCTCAGAGGCATTGGTACTTGCAGCCAATGTGTTAGCGGCTGGTCGCCAAAAACCTGTGTCAGGATCATTGGCAAACGTAAAGGACGGCAAAAGTGCAGTGCCATCTACTACGAATAACCCTTGGCTTCTGATTGCAAGGGGTATTACATTTGATCCCGCTGTATTGATTAGTGTGAATGAATAGTATGCAGAATGAAACGTTGCACCAGCCCCATCAGAGACCACTGAAAGAAAAGCTGCATTTCTTAGTGCTCCGCCAGTGTCAACGCTCTGGAACACAAATGTCCCAAGTGAATCTCCAGAAGTTGCGGCGGTTGCACCGCGAAGTTTTCTTGTGTTCCAGTATGGACCAAAAGCGTCATTCGCAGTGTTGACCAATAAAATCTGAGGAAAGAAAGTGCTGGATGAAACAAAGTCAAACGAAGTGCTGCTGATGTTTGCAGCGCCACCAGCAACCGTCAGAGTTCCTGTTGTTGAAACCGTTCCACCGGAAGCAATCCTGAGACGCTCAGAGCCAGCAGTTGACCAAGCAATGGTGTCCGCAGCCGGAAACCACATGCCTGTATTGGGATCACCCGTGGGAATGAGGGAAGGAAGAAGTGCTGTGCCAGCGGCAAGCCCCAGCAGGTCAATGCTTGCGCCTTCCTTGTTCTGAAAGGCCATGTTGCCAAGCATGTTGTTTGTTGGGACTTGGTTCCCGCCTGTTCCAACCAGCTTTACCATTTCACCCTATCCAAGTTCGTTATGTCAAACCCAATGCGAAAGGTCATAGCGTTGATACCGCCTGAAGCTCCGCATTGCTTAGGCGGCGCGGGAAGTAAGTGGCCTGACGTATGTGGCCGTTCATAAAAAGAACATCCGCAACATTCCCTAGGCCAAGCTTAGATACACTTGGGACAGTTCCCAAGGTGTCTGTTCCGGTAATAGCGCCATTAGAGGCCCCGGCAAAATCATTCAACCTGTACGAAAACGCATTCTTAAACACCACATTATTAGTCACAGTCGTGTATGATATTGCAACCTGAAGCGTGGTAGCAAGCGTTACAAAAATAGTTTCCGCCGTTGGGTTGCGGCGCACTCCCATAAAATTGCTTGCCGTGCCATCATTGAAAGCTGCGGCATAGGCAACACCGGAGCTTTGCCCGATATAGTCAGCAGACAAAACCAACGCGCCTTCCGTTGCGTTGTACGGAAACTGGCTCGTTGCCACGCTGGCAACGTCGGCGTTGCGTGTCACAGAGGTGGTTGTGGTGGGGATGTAGGAGGTGGCGAAGGGGCCTGCTTCAAGCTGTGCGTTGCTCACAGTTCCTGTAACAGTAAGTGTCAGCGTTCCAGCGGTTGGAGTAAAAGTGAGTGTTGCGCGGTTAGGGTATACACCCGTTCCAACCAATGGTCCGGCACTTGATGCGCCAGAAAGCGTGACAGTTCCGGTTCCGTAAAACGACAGTGTATGTGCTGTTGCCGTAACAGTGACACTTTGCGTTGAAAGTGTTGCGCTGTTTAACAGCAAATTCGTCCTCGTCTCCTCAATCAGCAAGCCAAGACATTCCAGCGTTGTCGGGTTGAAATCTATTCTTGGAACATTTACGGCGGCAGACTGGATGAGGCCGTTTGACCCTACGAAGGTTGCTGTAGTAGCGCGCGTAAACGTTACGCGGCTATCAACGGTCTCTGAGCCAGCAAAGTTAAGATCAAGTGCTGGTGCGCTGACCGGGAGAGACGCGGCGGCGTAATTATAGTCTAGTTCCACGGCGGCGGTGACACCGTTAGTGCCCGTCGTAGTAACCCCTGCGAAGGACGGACTGTTCCCCGTGCCGAGGCCGAGGTTGGTACGTGCAACGGGTGGGTCTACTGCATCAAGGTTCCTAATCGCAGACTGCGGTGCTGTAATGAAAATCTGTGCATTGCCCGTGAGGCTAAGAAGGGAACCTGTCGAACTTTGTACTAGGGTGCGGGAAAGCGTAGTACCTGTTGCCGTATACGTGCCTGTACCAATCTCCCAAGCCGCTCCGTCTTCGATAGTGTAATGCACCACGGTGCCATTGATCACACCTGCTGCGGCAAACGACTGATGTCCAGAGACAGCAGAGCCGAGCGTGATTGTGCCCGCACCCGTCGTCGCAGTCGTCATCCTCGCGCGGTTGAAAACGTCTGGCATGGTGAACTACCCTTATGCGTTACCGGCGGTCAACGTGAAGCCGGTGATCGTCACGGTCTGACCTACAGCGATGCTCGTGTTGATGAGCGTAAGATCACCACCGAGGCCGGTTGCTGTAATCTCGCCCTGCGCATGTACTGTAGTACCGTCCGAAGCGTAGAGGCGGAAATGACCGGCAGTGCCGGTCGCGTCAGCAGACACGTCTTCCCACGTACCGCTCTTGGATTTAATACCTGATGCAGCCGCAGCCATCCAATCGGACGGCAAGTTCAAGGTTGCCAGAACCGTGCCAGTGTCTGCCGCAGCGCAGTTGGCGGGAGCAGAACCAGTCCTGATCTTGAGTATAGCGGACACACCGCAAGCGGTCTCGAACGCATCAAGCTGCGCGTTCCTCACCGTAACTGAATACTTAAGTGCCACGACTATCTCCTACCTAGAAGTCTGCGCGAACGCGGAATTTAAGAACGTCGTAGACGGTGTGTGTTGCACCGTCGAGGCTGACAACAATTTCACCTTCATACAGTCCGGGGTCTACGTTGAGGATGTCGCCGGAAAAGTCGAACTGCACTTCGCCGTTCGCGGCGTCCGTCTTGACACAAGAAATGACCTGCGGAGTTGCTGTCGAACCGGCTGCACGGAAGTTAATACTAACAGTCGTTGTGGCAGCAGAAAGATCGAATGGGTCTCCGGTCGCATCATCGGTGAGCGTCAGCGAGATCAGCGGCTTCGTATCACCCTGAACAACCTTGATAACGTCAGCCATCATGCCACCTATTCAAGCGGGCGCATCTGCGCCGTAAGGGAGGCCCGCGCAACACCCAGATTGGCCTTCGCGCGGCGGGCCGCTGTCTTGTACGTGTACTGCTTTGCGTGGTAGGACGCAACACCGTAATCTGTCCATGACTTATCAGGTATAGTGTGCAGATGTTGCAGCACACCATGGGTGATCAACTGCTCGACCTCATCCATGGCAGTCTTATCCATCGTCGTAGCTGACGGCGTAGGACGCAGAGCCAAGAACATCTTGATCGAATACACCTGTGCGGTATCTGGAACCGGTGCGACCACGAAGTGATCGGGATCGAACTGGCTGAGAACACGCGGCGAACTGCGCCGACCGACATCGGTCGAAGGCCAGTCTGGATACAGCCGATGCAGGTCTTCTTGCGAGACCGGCCTAAGTGTTTCCTTAAAGATATTATCCCCAAGCAGTGCTGAGTGAATGATAGCAACGACTTCGCTGTCAGTCGGAACCTCGTAGTCGTACTCGTAGACCCCGGCAGTCAGAGGGATGATGTCCTGTTCGTAGCGCCAGACGAGCGTCTTCTCGCAGACTTCGATAGCGATATCGCGCACAAACTGCTCAATCGTCGGGCGCGGGCATCCCGGCACGTTAGCTGCCAGCTTGTTTTCGAGTGAGATAAACGTGCGCGTAGCCATCAGGGCAGGTCCCTCTTGTCCAGACCACCGCTATCAAGATCGGTGAAGAGTCGCGTCTTGTAGTTGGTATCGAGGCTGGCGGTAAAGCTGTCGAAGAACATCTTGGCCCGCCCGTTGGTCACATGCTCGTTGTCGATGCTCTCGGCCAAGAACACAGTGCCGTCCACCACCGTGGTGAAGTAGGCGTCGGGCAGAAGCTCAACCGTCGTTCCGCTGGCGTAATCAGGCGGGGCCTTGGCGTACTCACCAATCAGGACCTGCGCGGCAGGAGCCTTCGGGTAGATGAAGAACTTGTTCGGGTTGCGGGGATGCCGCATCCAGTTGACCGTAGCACCAGCGGTGGCGTCCACCCAGCCGGGGTAAGTCTGATCGATAGTCTGCCGGTTGGTCTCGCGCACGGCGCTGCCGCCCTGCACACGGAAGACTTCCATGAGGCGGATGGAGTCGGAGGGTGCGGACTGGAGAACCTCGCCAGCCGTGCAGGTAATGGTTCCGACGTAAGAAAAGAGGTCCGGGCGGATCAGGGCAATGCGCTTCAAGGTCTGATTGGCAAACCCCAAGAGTACCTCATCCGTGAAACGCCGAAGGCTTGCCTCAGAACTCGTATCCTGAAGCAGCTTCCGGGCCTCTGTAATTACGTCGGAAAGGATCATACCTTCGTCTTCCGCGTCAGTTCGTCGTTGAGGTCTGCCAGCAGGTCATCCTGCGGCGGCTCGGGAATTTCGTCAGTAGTCAGGCTGACCTTGGGCTTACGGCCCTTCGCCGCTTTGGGGGCGAACTTCTCGGGGAACGCCTGCTCTTCGGTGACTTCCTCGATGCTCGGATGCTCAGCCAGAAACTGGTTCCAGCCGTAGATCGTACCCTTTACCTTGTGCCTCAAAAGCCTCGTCATATTACTTCTTGCCCTTCATCATGCACTTGCCAGCAGCCTTGCACTTGGCGGGCGACGGGCACTTGGAGCAGGGGGTGAACTTCATCATCGGCTTCTTCGCCATGGTAGGCTCCTATCTGTACTTCGCTGTTTTCTTGGCAATCTTGTCTGGCTGCTGCACAAACTGCTTGCCGCTCTTCATACCCTTGCGCTTCGCTGCGGTTGTCGCCGCGTATTCTGCGGAGGATAATGCCTTAATCGCCGCTTCCGGTAAATATCTTTCTCCGGTCTTGGAGGACGGCTTACCAGACTTGGTACGCCACTTCTGGGCGGTCCAGTCCTTGAGGGACTTCTGGGGGGCCTTCACGACGTGTAGCCCCCGCCTGCTGCCTTGTACTTCTTTGCCAGAAGCTGGGCCTTGCGGGCCGACCACTGACCGGCTGCTGTGCCCTGCACCGCTGCACCCTTGATCTCGTTGAACAGGCGCTTGCGGAGGCTCGGCTTGGTGTAGTTCCCGGCCTCGTTGACCTTGGACTTCTTCACCGCTTCTTGCTCCTACCGGCCTCGCTCAGCGCGATGGCAATGGCCTGCTTGCGGTTCTTGACCACGGGTGCCTTCTTCGGCCCCTTCGGATCAACGCCGCTGTGGAGTGTGCCCGCCTTGAACTCGCGCATCACCTTGGAGATTTTCTTCTGAGCCTTGGTTTTCATCAGCAGTTCCACGCTCTCAGGGATTTGTTGATACGAGAGTTCGGATCGTTGGCCGTCTTGGCCGAGGTGAGCTTCTTCTTCATGCCTTTCATCCGGGCACAGAAGCTGTCACGGCGTGATCCGCCTTCAGGCTGTGGGGCCTTAAGCCCCGGCTTGTCGGGGTTTGCTGCATTGTAGGAAGCCCGCCCCTTGGCATTCAGACCGCCCTTGGGGTTCTTCCCTTCCTTGCGCTGCCATGCTGGGGTTTTCGCCATGGCAATTAGTCCTGATAAAGCACGGTGCAGGAGGTTGCGCCGCCGATATCGCAATAAAGCCCGGTCGAGAATGATAGACCGCCTTCGGGCAAATTCCACGTCACGACACCCTGCTTGGTGGTATCAAGTTCGAGTACCAGCCGACCGGCAGCGGAGGTGCCGTCATACAGCTTGATGTGGTCAAGCGATCCGCCAGCAGAGGTGTAGAGAACGCCGATCAAGCGGCTCTTCCCCGTAACCATCTGGGCATCGGCATTCGTGTGAACAGACAGACTTTCGCGTGCCATCAGGCTCTCCTATGAAGAAGGTAAGGGGGCCGAAGCCCCCTTATCGATTACGAGCAATCGACCACGAGTGCCCAGACGCGGACCACGGCAGCATCGATGCTGTTATGGCCGAGCTTCACATCGATGGTGTCAGCGGCGGAGTAGTACTTGCCGTGACCGTAGGCCGGATTGAGCGTGTTCGGTGCGCCTTCAACGAGCACCGGGACGTTCACAACGGAACTAACGGAGTTGATCGACGTAGCGGCGAGAAAGCCGTCGTCGTCAGAGCCGTCGCCAATAGCGAGAGTGGCGGTCGCACCTTCGGCAGTCGTCACATCCATACCAACGGACAGAACGAGCGACTTCGCCGGAAGCGGGATGATTTCGAGAATATCGTTCGCAGCAAGCGCCGTCGCGGCAGCAGCGGTGCGGGCAAGAGCGATATCAGCGAAGTCGAGAACGACCTCTACGCGATGAACCTTGTTGAGGCCAGCAGCGTGGAAGCCAGCGGAACCCTTGTAGAAACCAAGGGAGTCGGTGTAGGTAGCCATGGAGTTATCTCCTCAGAGCAGTTGGATGAATGGGGGCCGAAGCCCCCATTGATTAGCCGACGATGACAACGCCGTGGGCGAGAGCTTCCGGCTTGACGGTCTGGAAACCGTAAACCTGAAGGCCGCGCACGATGTTGCCGAAGGTGGACTCGGAACGGATCGTCTCCATCTCGGTCATCTGAGAGGCGAACGTGAAGCCCATCTTGTGACCGGCGATAACGTCGAACTCACGGGTCGAGCCGCTGCCGGTGGACGGCAGGTTGTGGCTCATGTAGACCGTGAACCGGTCAATCATGCCGATACGCCCGTTGCGCAGGGGAGAGGTTCCGTCGCCGGTGAGCGAAGCGTCCTTGAGGTCCGACTTCTTGATCAGACCAGCCATCTTGGCCGGGATGACGATCCAGCGGCCAGACTCGGGAACGTTGGCTTCATCCAGCACCGTACCCATGTCCACGATATATTCGAGAACATTGGTCTTGGACAGGGTGACGGCAGTACCGGCACCGCCAGCGCCGAGGTCGATAGACCCGGAGATGCGGCCAGCGGAAGAACCCTCGTTGGCAGCAGCCACATCAGCGATGATGGCAGTCAGCACGCGCTGATCGATCTTGATCTTCATACGCTCAGAGGCGTCCTTAGACCAAGTGTCCATCAGGTTGATGTCCGACTGGACCTTGTCCACGTCGTCCTCGATGCAGGCGAAGTACTCGCCCTTGTCGATGACAAGCTGGATTTTCGGCTTGTCCGGGTTCTCGACGGTGAGGGTCTGACCCTTCACATAGGTCTTGATCGTGATTTCCGGCGTGGTGCGGATGTTCACGGTATCGCCCATGCGGCGGATTTCGCCCTCATAGTCCGTGTTGGCGATGGCCGACAGAACCGTGGCGTCGTAGAAGTTCTGGATGAGCTTGCCCGACCAGATTTCGGGAATGAAGTTGCCCGAGTAGTTCGGGCGACCAGAGGCGACGGGGAAAGACATGGTAGTCTCCTAGATTTAGCTTGCTTGCATGATGCGTCCATCCCGCTGTGCTGCGAAGATGTCGCGTTCAACACGGTCACGCTCAGTTTCGCGGCCCCTGTACTTGCCAGAACGGACATCGTTGAAGAACTTCTTGATGTCTTCCGGGGTATAGGTTTTCGCGGTCTGACCAGCAGAGGCACCAGAAGAGCCGCGTGCGCGACCGGGGGCAATCTGCCGCTCCAACTCTGAAGCAGACCGATTAGGTTGAGCATTCGCTTGTGGCGCAAACTTGCCAGACGCCGACGTGAAGGCGTTGAAGAACGCAACGACACGGTTCGCATCCAGATCGCGCTGGGCGATCTCCAGATGGGTCTGACGCGAAGTATTCGTCAGCGGATCAACCTCCAACAGCCAAGACTGGAAGTCCTGATCGTTGTTGATCTGCTGCCAATTGGGTACACGCTGCGCGAGGTTAGTCCAGAACCGCTCTTCCGTAGACGCAGCCTGCTGCTGTGCAACACGCTGAACCTGCGGAATTACTGTACCTGCCACGTTATTCGTAAGGTGCTGGATGGTGCTCTCCAACTGGGCAATCTTACCCAGCATAGAGCCAACCTCCTCACGGGTGACCTTGCGCATCATATCAATCGACTCGCCGTACTCGGCCACGTCAGCGTCAGTCACGAACTTCTGTGCGGACTGCGGTGCTGCCTGCGCAGCGACGGGTGGAGCACTGTTGAGTGTCGAAAGAAGGTTCTCCAACTGGGCGACACGGGCCTGCAAATCCTTGTTTGCGCCCCGCAGTCGCGGTACTTCTGCGTTAAACTGCCCCTGAAGCGTACGCCAACGCTGGGCATACGTGTCAGAGTTCGGGTCTTCCTTGGTGCCTTGCTCAGAGGCTCCAGAAGGTTGAACTGTCTTCCCAGCATCGTCAGCCTGAGACGTGGAAGCGTCGGAAACGGTCTCATCGGCAGGCGGATTGGCCTCATCAGCCCCCGTCTCACCAGACAGCTTCTTCAACTGCTCATCTGCGGCTTCAATCTGCTTACGAATTTGTTCAGGCATTGCCATTTAATACGCTCCTATCCGGTATGCGTAGGGTTGGTCGGCGAGCGTGGCTGCTTTGCCGCCAAATCAGGGGAATTTGTAGCCAACTTCACGAGTTCGGCTAATACTTGGCAGCGCCCCTGTGACACTGCCGAAGCACCTGAAGCGAATGGAAGTTGTTCGAGTTCGTGGGCCTTCCACTCCTTGAAGAAGGTCAGTACCTGCGGGTACTGCCTCACAATGAGGGCCATAGCCTTCACAACCTCGTCAGTGGGGCGGATCACGGTGCCCCTCCAGACGCATTACTTGTAACGACGTTGGCCTGCTGCCCCCCTTTGGGAGAACCGTCAGGCTGTGTCGGAGTCGGTTTGCCGCCACCTTGCGGCGGCTGTCCCTTCGACGGACGCTGCATAAGGGCAACTGTCTCGCGCGAAGGTATAATATCTTCTGTCGGCATTTGCAAGCTCTTGGCGACCTCGCGCAGCAGCGCGGCGCGGCCATCAGGACCCATGATCTCCATGTCGGCAGGGTTTGCCGTGGCATTGAGGAACTCGATCCTGCGTACATTCATCGTCTCGCGGTTGGCGAGGTTGATCGCACCGCGCGGCATGATCTGAAGATCACCCTTGATGCTCTCATCGTCGTCATAACGCATGTTGTAGACGTACTGACGCTCCACAATCGGCTTGATCACATCGCTATCGATGTGCATGACCACCTGACGGATGCCCTTACCGGCGCTTCCCATGAGCATGGAGAGGCCAGAGGACGTACGACCAGCGCCTTGGACGTTCAGATCGCCGTAAAGGTAGGCCGGGATGCCAGAATGCTCGTCGGCAAGGCGCGAAAACCGCTCGTAGACGCCCATAAGCATGGTCGCATTGGCTTCCGGCTGTGTGAAACGCACTGCCGGGGCGCTAGACCCGGTCGGATCGTTGGTAACCTGCCAGATTTTCCACGGATAAATCTGGGTAATGTCCTCGTTGGCCGGGATACGCTCCAGATTGACCTCAACTTGGGGTCCAGACGAGATACCCATGTTGTTGACGAGGGCGCGGGCCGCTGCGTTGCAGACATTCTGGAGGTCTTCGATGATCTCAGGGATACCCTTACCCCAAAATGCACCCGGACACTTGATAAACGAGGTCTTCGCATAGGGTTTTTCACCCAGCGGGTCGTAATTCAGCACGGCCTTGAGGACAAGGTTGCCGCAAACCCACACATTCGCGTCGTATTCAAGGGCTGCGTCGGGTACTTCGTCCTCCGACATGCCCCACTCGCGGAGCATCTGGCCGGAAATCTTGCCCCAGAACTCAAGCGCGTCGAAAATCTGGGTCGGGCGCATCTCCGTGTGGTACTTGCGCTCCTCCTCATCCTTGATCAACTCGATGTCTTGGTTGATCCACGAGCTTCCGTTGCCCTCTTCGAGCAATTTGCGGATGGCCTGATCGTCGTAACCGGGCATCCCGATGAGATCGGCCAGCATCGTGCGGGTCAAGGGGTGGTGCTGGAAGCAATACCCGTCCTGAATGCGGGTAATCCCCGGCTCCGGGTAGAAGTAGAACGGGTCAACGCGCTCGTATTCCGGCGCGATCTTGTCCACTGGAACGGCTACCGTGCGCCCAGAGGCGTCCTGCTGCCACCCAAGGGTGCGCTGACGGCGCACAACCGGACCTTTGACGATGGCTGCGGGATACGTAACGAGGTCGGTGATGAAATCGTTGAAGCTCTCAGCCCAGCCGCCCTCTGCGAACTGGTCAGAAATCTTGTGCTTCATCTTGTCAGCGCGGTTCTGCGCGGCCTGCAACATCTTGAAGCGATACTCTTGCGAGATGGCTTCCTTCGCTTCCGCCATCTCGGATGGCGTCATGGCGCGGAGTTCTTCCTGAAGCAGGCGTGCGACCATGTCGGCAAACGCCGCCTTGATTTCCTGTACCTGCGCAGGTGACAGTTCAGGAATTGGCGTAGGGCTGATGTCCCACGGGGGCGTGCCTGTATCCAGCAGGATATCACGCAGCCAGCTTTCGGCGGCGCGGCACTTCACTTCCGTGATCATCATGAAGACTTCGGAGCCGCCCTGCTGCTTGATGGCGGCAAGCTTCTCCGGTTCGTACTCGCCGTTGCGCTGACGCATGGCGGTGAGCATGATGTCTTCGATGGGCTTCTTGGAAATCCTCGCAGCGTCCCAGCACTCACGCAGATAGTCCACGATGCCAAGCATGAGTGAACTGTTCTGCCGTGCCTGAAGCTCACGGTCGATTTGCTCTCGCTCCTGACGGGCGAGTTCATCGTTAGATACTACACGGAATATGCTCAATCCAGCAGCCATGCTTCGTAGTTGTAAAGCAAAGCTACTGTGGTTGCAATACCCAAAAGAAAAAGGCCCCCTGCTGGGTGCAGAGGGCCAAGTCACAGGGGTTGGTTCCATGGGAGGAAACCGGGGCAGAGCCTACTACGTCCAGCCTGCGGCTGCAAGGACCCTGATGTCGCGTTTCTGCTGGAGGGCCATGCCCTCGCCCGCCGTGGCGATGTGCAGCATGAGATACTGCAAGGCTTCTGCAACGTGCGAGTGTTTGTTCTTGTCGATATCGCTATCACCCTTGGGTTTGTAGCGATATCCGCCCATCATGGCAGCTTTAAGTTGTGTGCATCCGGGGTCCACGAGGAATGCGGGATCACCGTCCACTTGACGCATCAGGTAGTCGTCCACCGCGTTGATGCGTGCCGAGATCGAGTTGGTCCGCGCCGGGATGACCTTCAGCCCCTCGGCTTTGATGATGTCCACTGCCGACCTTTCGTCCGTCTGCGCCCGCTGAATACCGGCAGGATCGGTGACGACGAGGATGGGTGCGCCGGGGAAGCGTTCGTAGATGAGCGGCTTGAGGACCTGCCGGACGAAACGTTGGACCCCCATGTCGAAGCTGACCGCTTCCGCGAATACGAGCGCCCGCCCGCGCGGGTCCTGCTGCCCGATGACAGCAGCAGGCGTAAGGCCCAAATCCATACCCACAACGACAGGGCGAATGCCATTGGCAATATGACGAAGACGCTCAGAGGCCATGTGATAATCAGGGCGGAAGTACTTATAGACCGGCATACCCGCCGAGCTAAGCCCGTACTCACCGTCAATGTAGACCCGGATGTATTCATCACTGCGGCCTTGTGTGTCGTAGTACCCTTCGGGGAGGTTCTCGATGTTCTCTGCGTACGGACTGCGGCCTGACGGCTGCTTGAACACTGCCCAGCCGTTGTTGTTGGCCGACACGCCATCCTTGGGGTCAAGCCCTTCCATCTGGTAGTACCACCATGTGTCCATGGTCGGCGGGTTGGTATCACCCCACATCCCGTGCCACGTCGGCCCGCCATCCTTCTTGGATGGGAAACGGCCAATACGTTTGGACATCGCATCGACAATGTCAGGGTGGATGTCCCGGCACTCGTTGAACCACGCGAAGGTCAACTCAAGAGAGTTCAGGTTCGCCACGTCGTCAGCATCATCGAGAGCACGGAACATGATCTCGCACTCGACGTTGCCCACCTTGAAGAAGTACGTCTTCGTCGTGCGCATGTACTCGCCGCACACCCCCGGAGGGAACCAGTCGAGCCACGTCTTGATGGTCGTATCCTGCAACTGCCGCGCCGTCTCGCGGACGACTGCCGCACGGGTCTTGCGTATGCCCTGCGCGTTCGGAGCCTGCATGGACGCACGCCGCACGACTTCAAAGGAAGAGGTGACGCTCTTGCCCGAGCCGACAGGTCCCAGAAGCACACGCATCTTGGCGTCCGACGCCATGAACTTCTTACCGGTGGCAGGCGGCGTATAGTTGATATCAAGGCCCATTGAGCAGACTTATCCTGTATTCCAATCCGCGCTTGCGGGTCTTTACGATCCGTGTACGGAACGAATAGTTATGGTCGCGTAGCTGGCTTTCCACTTCGGCGGCAGCGAGGGGCGATGTGAACACCGCGCATCCACGGTCATCGAACAGATCAAGGAGACTCATGTTCGACAAGCTTCATCTCCTGCTTCTCACCACCAAGGTTGATCGTGATCGAAACACCACCTGCGCTCTCTGGCACGTCACCCTTGACTTCGAGGCCAGCCCACTTGACGGTGGACTTGATGAGGTCGGCCTTGACTGCTGCACTGACATCCGGGTGATGGATCAGTGTCCATGAGGTTGTGAGAAGCTCTTCTGCCTGTGCGCGGGCCTTGAGCCGGAAGGTGATGCCCTTCTCGCGGATTTCATCCCGGTAGTGCCTGACCTTCTTGTCGAAGACCGGGTCCTTCGAGAACTCCGCGAGGTCAGAGGGGGAGATACCATGGCGAGAGAGGATATCAGGGATATCCTCGCCGCTGCCCTCAAGGCGCAGCGCGATGTCAAAGCACAGCCGGTCGGTCCACTTGGTGTAGTCAACTGGTGAGAACATGCTGCGAACGTAACCTTCACGGGTGCAGGTGTCAAGAGATGGGATATTAAAGTTAACTATGTTAATGTTACATTTGGTTTTTTGGTGCCTGTTAATTTTAACATTGGTTTCGGGGGTCTTGCTTTGAGAGGTTGCCTACAAATGGGGGGCGGGTAGAATTTTGCAGTCCATGTACCCCCGGTGCCGCCCTTCCGCCGCGCTTGCGCGTGCGCGGTGCATATGAGCGCCCATGGCGCGACAAGGCCCAAACCGCTGGGATTGCACGCCGATTTGACAATCTGGTATGGATATGCCACATTGGAGTCACTGGAAAGCAGATGCCTTCCAGTTCCGGCGGGGCAATCCTGCCCTGCTGATTAACATTGTGGAGAACTAGAATGACGAAAGTCAACACGAAGGCCGAAGCCCCGTCGAACGAGCAGCTCATGCAGCTCGTGCTCAGCCTCAAGGCTGAGAACGAAGCCCTCAAGGCTTCACGAACGGGTGGCGTGTCCATCACGGACAAAGGCCAGATTGCTGTTACCTTCCCGGCAGGTAAGGGAACGCTGACGGCGCGGTTCTACTCTTGGCACTGGGAAGCAATCCTCAAGTGCGAAAAGGAAATCCGCGCAGCCTTCAAGGATAAGAAGGCGATGACGGAAGCCCAGTTCCGCGACAGCAAGTAACACCAACGGCTCCCGCCTCCGGGCGGGAGCCACCTCCCTCAAACAAAGGAAACGACAATGCACAAGCATCTTACGCTGACCGTGAAGGTCAAGGGCAAGCACTACACGGTACAAGTTACCGTCAAGCGAAAGCAGAGTGAGGCGCTCAAGAAGCGCCTCAAGGAGAAGCACCGGATCGAGGTGATCTCGCAACGATAACCAAGGGCGGGCCGCAAGGCCCGCCTACCCTCAACCAAAGGAGACTACCATGGAAGCTGTTTACGGAACCGCACTGCTCTGCATCCTCGCGGGCGCTGTCCTCATCCTGATCTACGGATGGGACTTTGATTGACCCTGACCCCTCTGGCTTCGGCTGGAGGGGTTTTTTGTTGTCTGCGCGCGGTCGCGCTTTGGTGTGTAGTAGGACCATACGTCGGGGGCCTATAGCTTGCCCTAAAAATATGGACATCTAAGGCTTATGGTATACTTTACGTTTACTGTAAATGTACACTTACCGCACTGCAACATAAGGTTAAGGTTACTGTAAAGCGGCCATAACTTTACAGGACTAATGATTTCAATGACTTAGCGCCAACTATCTGTGATTTTGGCTGGTTTAGGCACACTATCTTTTGGAACTTTACAGTAAACTTATACCCCTAACTTTACTGTAAAGTTAGGGATTGTCCAATGAAACCAAGGAGTTACCATGGAGGAGAGTTTTTTTCTATCTATACTATCTATTTATCTGTTAAAAATATTATAAGCGGGGGGGTTTTTTTGGTTAATCTCTACTAATCCTATAGGCTTTACACCCGTAAACCCCATAACCCCCCAAGTTACCTCCACATTAACAGAAAAAACACAGATAGTTCAGATAGTAGTGAAATTCAGTGGCGATATCAAGCACTTAGCCTATCTGTTTACAATAGATAGTTCGGATACCGGCACAGATAGTTACGACTGCGACACCATGTCGCATCGACATCGGACCCGCTTTCTGGGACACTGGTGGCTCGGTTGACATCGGTGTCAACCCATAAGGATGTAAAGAATGACTAAGTTTACAGCGGAATACACAGATACCTTTGGTGGCGAGGCCAACTACTGTTGGGTAAAGCGAACCACCTTTAGTGTAAACACAAACAGCAACAGGGCCATCCTTCGGAAGGCTAAAGCTTTGATGGGTCTGTCCGGTGCCCGTGGTAGGACCGAGGACTACGGCGATATGCTTAAGTTTACACCCTATAGGTCCTGCACCGTACTGTTCGTAACTTATACGGAAGGAATGGAATGATGGCTAACCGTATCATCTTCACAGGGTCCAACCCCAACGGTCGCAGCGTTAAGGTACGCTACTCTAGTGACTGGAATGAGTACACTGTACAGTTCTTCATTAAGGGTGAGTACCTCCACCTAAGCGATTATCACACTGACCATAAGGGTGACGCCATGGATACTGCCCAATCCCACCTCAACAAGGAGTTCGCATGATGCTTCGCATCACCAAAGCCCAAGCCGTTTCCCTTAAGCGCAAGCATATCCAAGGTGACCTCAAGGCGAAGGGTATCAGCTATCGAAACTTCCGTGCCTCCGTACAGCCCACCTTTGGGATGGATAACGCAATCGTCGTCCAGTGGTGCGGCATGTGGTTGGCTATCGAGAAGGATGGTTACGTTCACACCTAAGCCGAAACCGCCTCACGGCGGTCTGCCAGTGACGCTGGCACTGATGAGGCTAAGAAAGGATAAGTTATGGTTAAGCGAATTAACGGACGGCTAGCTGGTCCCTATGTACGGCGCAAGGAAGCATTCCAGAATTCCAATGGTCAGCTATACGCTGAGTGGCTTCTCGAACCAGCGGGTAGTTTCTCACGCTATGTGGTCTATAGCTACGGACGCCATTGGCCGCTGTTCGTCTACGTTCCTAGGGCCAATACATGGTTCGAGAACAAGGAAAAGTTTGGCCCCACAACGTCCAAGCACAGGACGTTTACCCATCCGCACTGCGACACAGTGCTGTTGAGCCTTGAGCAGATCAAGCTCTTGGATAGGTTAGGCTATAGCGCACTCACTTATGAAAGGTTCCACGGCAATGTCTAACTGGTTGTTGCTGCGGTTCCGCAAGTGCAAACGACACAAGGTCACAACCTATCCT